CTTGATATTTTCCCCGGAGGGACATTTCAAGACAACAAAACCATGATGTATAACCCATTCAAGGGGAGGCATGTTCCTTATAATACGTTGTTCTCCTTTCCAACGTATGCTATGACTCAATCTCCTTCCTAAGATACCTCCAAAGATGCGTTTTTATTTGCGAATCTTTCGCCATGCCTCTCTTTGAATGGGTTATATTTATCGGAGGTGAAGAAATGCTAGAAGTAACAGGTAACGATATTTCTCTTACTCGTGGTGACACAGCACGGCTTACGGTTACGATTACAAATATTTGTGACGATGGTATCTACGTTCCTTCGCCGGATGATGTATTCAAACTCACAGTAAAAGAAAGTGTGTATGATTCCAATTTTGTGTTCCAGAAGGTATCTACAGGTAATCCGATATTTAAGATCGATCCGATCGATACGAAAGATTTGGATTTTAGAAGATATGTTTATGACATTGAATTAGAGACAAAGAACGATGAGGTTTATACGATAGTGCCATATTCTGGTTTCCGAGTAATGAAAGAGGTAACTACATGGTAGATAATTGTATAACCATCAACGGCAAGATTAGAACTAGAGTCGACCTGCATGGTACGGTTCAAATTTTAAAAGAACACGAAATGTATGAAGGTGTATACAATGTTGTCCCTAAAGGTATAGCACAAACATTGTACACAATAGACAAACTCATGAAAGAAAATGTCATTGTCGAGAAGATCCCGTACTATGAGGTTTCAAATGACAGCGATGGAATAACCGCAATTATAGGAGGAAATGAATAATGGCTAATAAGTTTAAAAACAAAGTAATTTACAATGGTACCGTCCTGATCGACTTGACTGCCGATACTGTCACCCCTGATAAGATTCTTGCAACGTATACTGCGCATGATAAGGCTGGTAACGCTATCACAGGTACGTGTGATTATGATGTTAACTCTAAGGATGCAACTGTCGGTGTTGCCGAAATTCTGAAGGGCAAGACCGCCTATGCTGCTGGTAAGAAGCTTACAGGTACGATGCCAAATAATGGTGCTGTTACTCTTACGGTTGATACCGTTGCCGGTGTCGTAAAGGTTCCTCAGGGCTACCATGACGGGTCTGGTACCGTTAGCATTCTGAGTACCGAGCAGGCTAAACTTATTGCCGAGAACATCAAGCAGGGCATTACTATTCTTGGTGTTACGGGTACGCTTGAACCTTCTAGTGCAATCAAGGTCACCACTAAAACCGTTACTCCGATGGCCACGAAGCAGACCATTACTGCTGGTGAAGGCTTTGACTATATGTCCGAGGTTACCGTTGAGGCGATTCCCTACGCGGAAACTGACAATCCTCAGGGCGGCGTTACTGTAACGATCGGGTAATACAAATGGGAGTAAATAAGGTTGTATACAACAATCGTGCGTTGATCGACCTCACTCCTGATAGCGTAACGATAAGCGATCTTAAGAAAGGAACGACAGCGCACGATAATAAAGGTAACGTTATAACAGGAACGGCGCTCATCGCAGAAGGAATTAAAATGATCTTCTACAACATTACGATTCCGACATCCGCATGGGTCGCGAGTAGTACGTTTGCTTGGCTTTCATACCAGGCAACTGTTACTTGCAATGGCGTTACAGAAAATGATTATCCGAACGTCATTTTTGCGAAAACATCTTGCGAGTATTTGGATGGCGCCGGGATAAATCTTGAACGTTCAAGTAGCGGCGCAAACACAGTGACTGTGTTTGCAAGTGATAAGCCAGGATCAAATCTTGTAATTGACCGAATAGAGTTAACATAAAAGGTGGTGAGAAGAGTGCCGCAAAAGCAGAGTCGTCCCCCGATTACTAGGGAGGCTCGTGAAAATCTAATGATGGATCTGGCCATTGATCAGGCTGAGAAGCAGCTTAGAGAAGGAACGGCCTCTTCTCAGGTTTTGGTCCATTATTTGAAACTCGCATCTACGAGAGAGAAACGAGAGAAAGAAAAGATGGAAGCCGAAATTGAACTCATTCGGGCAAAGCGAGAAGCTGCTGCCGCAGAAGTTCGTAATGCTGAATTTTATGAAAAAGTAATCAATGCATTTAGAAGGTACCAAGGACTTGAAGAGTATGAGGTAGAGGAAGACGATGTCGGATTATATTAAGACATGGACTGAGCTAATTAAGCTCCCTTCTCTTGAAGATCGCATTGATTATTTAAGGACATACTCGACTGTTGGAGAAGTAACCTTTGGATATGACAGATGGATTAATCAGAGGTTCTACCGATCCAAAGAGTATAAGCGATTACGGCAAGAAATTGTCCGTAGACAGAATGGCATGGACTTGGGTGTTAACGGTTACCCGCTCCCAGATAACTTTATACTTCATCACATGAATCCAGTTACCATTGAAGACATAGTAAATGGCAGTGAGTATGCATGGGATCCAGAATACTTAGTTTGCGTATCCCTTGCAACCCATAATGCAATTCACTATAAGAAAGAATCGAATGGATTGCCGCGTATGGCCGTCCGTTCGCAGTATGACACTTGCCCGTGGAGGAAACCAAAATGAGTAACAGCATTCTTGAAACAGTTCGGAGAGGATGCCAGATCGATCAGGATTGCGATGACTTCGATTTGGATTTGCTTCCGCTAATTAATTCTGTATTTTCTAAGTTGTCTCAGCTTAAAGTTGGTCCTGAAGGTGGTTATGAAGTAACTGGCGTTAAAGAGAAATGGTCCGATTATCTTGCAGATAAGAACCTTCTCGGGTACATCAAAGAATACGTATGCAAAAGCGTACGGGTTCGCTTCGATCCTCCAGCTTCAAGCACAATCTTAGAAGCATTCAAGGATGAAATTAAAGAACTTGAGTGGAACATCATTTTCTATTTGGAAAATCAAAATGCTTAAGGAGTAGTGTATGTTATCCAATACAGCGACCCCGCGATACTATGGTCAGTTTCGTGACGCGGTGTTGCGAGGAGAGATACGAATTAATAAATACATCGAAATGGAAATGAATCGGATTGACGATCTGATTCGTAACCCGCAGTATTACTATGATGATCGTGCAGTAGAGGGCTATATTGCCTTCTGCGAAGAAGAGCTTGTGCTGACGGATGGCTCCGATCTTAAACTACTGTTTACGTTTAAGCTCTGGGCAGAGGAAATATTCTGTTGGTACTATTTCGAAGAGAAAGTCATATATGTCCCCGATGAGAATGGTGGCGTTCACGCTCAGAAGCGGCGAATTAAGCATCGACTTACAAAGAAGCAATACTTGATCGTCGCCAGAGGTGCCGCAAAGTCTTTCTATGGAAGCACGATCCATAATTACTTCCTGAACGTTGATGTGACAACAACGCATCAGGTTACAACCGCTCCAACAATGAAGCAGGCATGTGAGGTAATCGCGCCTATTTCCACAGCAATCACAAGGGCAAGAGGCCCCGTTTACCAATTCTTAACTGAAGGAAGCATTCAGAATACAACTGGCAATAAAGCTAATCGGCAGAAGCTTTGTTCTACAAAAAAGGGCATTGAGAATCTGCTGACGGGCAGCCTGCTTGAGGTTCGCCCTATGCGAGTTGATAAGTTGCAGGGTCTTCAGGTTAAATGTGCAACTGTTGATGAATGGCTATCCGGTGTTACCAAGGAAGACCCTATCGCGGCTCTTGAGCAGGGCGCATCAAAAGTAAAGGATTATCTTATCCTCGCTATTAGCTCCGAAGGTACTGTTCGTAACGGTATCGGCGACTCGATGAAAATGGAACTTCTCGATATTCTTAGAGGCGATTATTATGCGCCTCATGTGTCTATTTGGTATTATAGACTTGACGACATCGATGAAGTTGCAGACCCAATGATGTGGGTCAAAGCTCAGCCAAACATTGGTTATACTGTTAGTTATGAGACCTATCAGCTTGACGTGGAAAGAGCTGAGAAAGTACCGGCTGCAAGAAATGATATTCTCGCAAAGCGTTTTGGTATCCCAAGCGAAGGCTATACCTATTACTTCCCGTATGAAGAGACATTACCTCATCCACAGAGAAGCTACTGGGAAATGGCCTGTGCTATGGGCGCCGACTTTTCGCGAGGAGATGACTTCTGCGCCTTTACTTTCCTGTTCCCTTTGTCCGATGGGTCTTACGGAATTAAAGTCCGGAGTTATATTACCGTTAATACATTGCATAAGCTGCCTGTTGCCATGAGACTTCGTTATGAGGAGTTCATTGCAGAAGGCAGTTTGTTTGTTTTCGACGGAATCGTGCTGGACATGATGCAGGTCTACGATGAGCTCGATAGTTTCATTGCTGAGCATGCATACGAGGTTAGATGCTTTGGCTTTGACCCATATAACGCGGAGACCTTCGTTGATCGTTGGTGTAAAGAGAATGGTTCTTTCGGCGTTGTTAAAGTCATTCAGGGCGCAAGAACTGAATCTGTTCCTCTTGGCGAATTGAAGAGATTGTCCGAAGAGAGACTTCTTAAGTTCGATGAAAAGCTCATGCAGTTTTCGATGGAGAACTGCGTTACTCTTACGGATACAAACGGCAACCGTAAACTAATGAAACTCCGGAATGAAGATAAGATCGATAATGTGTCGGCCATGATGGACGCGTGGGTTGCATTCAAGGCAAATGGCGACATGTTCGACTAAGTGAGGTGATTATTCAAAATGGAAACCTATTTAGCCCACCATGGCATTCTCGGTATGAAGTGGGGCATTAGGCGATACCAAAACGAAGATGGCAGTCTTACCGAGATCGGTAAGAAACATTACATTAGACTTGAGTACGGTAAAGCTAAGCAATCCACTAAATATGAAAAAGCGTCTGATAAATATTCGAACGAGGTTTATAAGCATGGTGCTAATGCTGCGTCTATGAGATCGAAAGCCGCAAAGCTAAAATACGATGCGGCATATGGCCTTGTTGGCAGCACAAAGCGTAGAGCTAAGAATCTAAAGAAAGCGGATAAGCTGAACTCAAAAGCCGATAAGATCATGCGCAAAGCAACGAAGTATGAAGGTCTTATGAAACGCGCTGAAGCTAAAATCGCACAATATGATAAGGAACTTTCTTCATTTAGCGAGGCTCAAATTAAAGAAGGTCAGAGAGCATATCAAGAATGGTATGAAAGTAATTTCGATTAAGGTGGTGAGTAAATATTGGAAACCTATTTAGCACACCATGGTATCTTAAATCAGAAATGGGGTTTTAGACGATTCCAGAATCAAGATGGAACACTTACCGCTGCTGGGCGGGTTAGATATGGCCGTAAGATGACCGCAAAACGGAAAGCAGCGGCACGAAAGGCCGCTCAGACAAAAAAGAAAAATGCTGAGATCAAGCGTAAAGAAGACGCTGCTAGACAAAAAGCAGAAGCAAAGCGAGCAGAGGATGAGAGAGCCGGGAAACCTAGAGACGTTTCTACAATGACGGATCAGGAGATCAGAGATTTTCTTGCCCGTAAAGATCTCGAACGTCGTTATCTTGCTGAGTTTGCACCTAAAACAGTTGAAAAGGGTGAAAGTGCAACAAAAAAATATTTGGCTAAGTTCGGAGATAGTTTAGCCACCAATATTGCTACTGGAGCTGCAAATAGAATTGCAAATAATTTACTGGATGCAACGTTTGGTTCCGGGAAAAGCAAAGACAAAAAGAAAAAAGATGACGATGATTAAGCGAGGTGAAAATTCAAAATGGAAACCTATTTAGCCCACCATGGCATTCTCGGTATGAAGTGGGGCATTCGAAGGTACCAGAATAAAGACGGTACTTTAACCGAAGCTGGTAAAAAGCGTTATGCTGATTCTGCCGACATGTATAGAGGGGAATCGAAGCGGGCGGCCAGAAGATCCGGTGCCGCTGCCGCTATTGGTGCCGCCGCTACAGGCGTTACTCTCGGCGCTGCCTCAAGGTTTCAGAAAATGAGCGGAAAAGAATTTATTTCTGACTACGAGCACCAAGTAAATAGAAACAAAATGGTTGACTATTTTAATAAAGCTCAGAAGTTAGAAACAGAGGCCGCAAAACTTCACAGAAGCGGACAAAATCCAAAGGTTGCTAATGAAATGTATAAAGACGTGGAAAGACTAGAAAACTTCGGTAATCTTTATAGCAATAAAGCAGCGGCTGCCGCCCAGATGGCTAACGTTGCCAGAGGTGCAGCAATGGCTGCTTCTATAATCTCCGGTTTAGGAGCAGTAGCTGTAATTGGTTCTGGTGTTGTTTCGGCCGGTCAGTTAGCTTATAGTGCTTATCTTAAGAATCAGGCGAAGAAGGCAGCTAAGAATAAATAAGGAGTCCTAAATGGCAGAAAATAGTCTTTCTTCCAGGGTTAAAAATGCCTGGAATGCATTTATGAATCGAGATCCCCCCGTAAGTCGCATAACGACTAACGGGGGTTCTTCTTATAATCCATATCGTTCAAGGTTGTCAAGAGGCAACGAGAAGTCGTTTATCGCGCCTATCTTTACAAAGATTGCCATGGACTGCGCGTCTATTTCGCTTCAACATGTTCGGGTTGATTCGGATGGCAACTACGTAGAGACGATCGATTCAAAGCTTAACCGTTGTCTTTCTTTAGCCGCAAACAAGGATCAGACGCCGAGAGAGTTCATCATGGATGCTGTCTTAAGCATGTTTGATGAAGGAACGGTTGCATTGCCACCGATCGACACGGATACAAGAAAGACGGCGAATGGTCTTGTTTATGACATCGAATCCATTCGAACTGCTGAGATCATTCAGTGGTACCCAGACCACATTAAGATGCGAGCATACAACGATCGAACAGGCGAACGAGCTGATTTGCTCATGGAAAAGGCATCTGTACCTATTATCACGAATCCTTTATATTCTGTGATGAACGAGAACAATTCTGTTGTTCAGCGGCTTATCCGGACTCTGAACCTTTCCGACACAATTGATGCGCAGAATGGTTCCGGTAAGCTCGATATGATCATACAGCTCCCTTATCAGATTCGCACCAAATCCATGGAGGAACGAGCTGAGATGCGTAGAAATAGTATTTCCGATCAGCTTGAAAATTCCAAGTATGGTATTGCCTATATTGACGGGACTGAGCACATAACGCAACTTAATAGAGGTGTTGAGAATAATCTCTATGAGCGTGTCAAGTATTTGGTAGATCAGTTATATTCTCAGCTTGGAGTCAACAATGAAATCCTGAATGGTACGGCAAGTGATGCAACGATGCAGAATTACTATACTCGTTTAATTGAACCGATTATTTCAGCTATTGTTGACGCGATGAAGTGGAAATACCTGACACAGAAAGCACGGGATGAAGGAGAAACCATTATGTTCTTCAGAGATCCGTTTAAGCTCATGCCTGCTGGTGCTGTTGCCGAATCGTCTGATAAGTTGACTAGAAACGAGATTCTAAGCCCGAATGAAATCCGTCAGATGATCGGTAGAAAACCTGTAAAGGATAAGAAGGCAGATGAACTCCGTAATAGAAACATTAGTGTTTCTGAGGAGCAAGAATTTGCCAATACGAAGGAAGAAAATCCTTCCGCACCTTTAGATTCTCAAGAAAAGGAGTGAACAATTCAAAATGTCTTTTAAGTATGACTTTAGTGGCTATGTGACAAAGAACAATTTGCGTTGCAGCGATGGTCGTGTGATTCGTGCCGGTGCGTTTGCCGAGCAGGATGGCACTAAGGTGCCTCTGGTTTGGAACCATGATCACAAGAGCATGTCTAATGTTGTTGGTCACGCGCTGCTGGAAAACCGCGAAGATGGCGTTTATGGCTACGGTGTGTTCAATGATACTCCTAATGGCGTTAATGCCAAGGAGTTGGTAGCGCATGGTGATATTTGCGCCATGTCCATCTATGCGAATAAGCTTAAGCAGAACGGCGGCGATGTTCTGCATGGTGTTATTCGTGAAGTAAGCCTTGTATATGCAGGCGCTAACCCTGGCGCATACATTGACACGGTTATTGCCCATGAAGATGGAGCAGATGAAGAAGCCATTATTTATTCCGGCGAGGAAATTAGCATTCAGCACGGAGAAGTATGCAAAGAAATGAGTAAGGGTGAAAGTAAATCCAAGCCAAATGCCACCGAGGAAATTAATATTCAGCACGGAGAAGTAGGCGAAGAAATGAGTAAGGGTGAAAGTAAATCTAAGCCCCGTACCATAAAGGAAATCATCAATGGCCTGTCTGAGGAAAAGAAGCGTGTCGCCATGTTTATTATTGGCATGGCTTTGAGCAAAAAGAAGGATATGGCCCATGCCGATTTCGAAGACGATGATGAAGTACCTGTCGGCGGAGATGGCAAGACGGTTAAAGACATCTGGGACACATTCACCGAAGAAGAAAAGAAGGCTGTATATGCTGTACTTGGTTCTTCTATTCAAGACAATGACACCAATGAGGAGGAAAAGACAATGAAGCACAATGCATTTGACCCCAGCTGCATGGACGATCCTATGGAGGGCGTTCTGACCCATGCCGACCAGGTTGAGGTAATCAAGCTGGCAAAGAGCGGTAGCTGCGGTTCCCTGCGTGATGCAATCGAGATTTATTCTGGCGATTGCGATCATCTGAGCCATGGCATCGAGGAAATCGAGACTCTGTTCCCCGACTACAAGGACGTTAAGCCTGGTGCCCCTGAGCTGCTGACCGATGAACTGGCATGGGTTACCACTGTCATGAATGGCGTTCACAAGAGCCCCATTTCCCGTATCAGAACCCGTCAGGTTGATGCTCGTGGCCGTAAGTTCCGTGGCAAGGGCTATAAGAAGGGCGATTTCAAGAAGGAAGGCGGCAACGCTAGACTGCTGACTCGTACTACCGATCCCTGCACCGTGTTCGTTAAAGATTCTATCCATCGCGATGACATCATCGACATTACTGACTTTGACGTTGTGACTTATATTTACAACATGCAGCGTCAGGGCCTTAATGAAGAAATTGCTACCGCAATTCTGTTCGGTGATGGCCGTGAAGAAGGCGACGAGGATAAGATTCCCGAAGATAAGATCCGTCCTATCTGGACCGATGATGAGCTGTTTACCATTCACCGCACCGTTGATGTTGCTGCCATGAAGAACAAGCTTCAGGGAACTGATACCGCAAAGAATTTCGGTGATAACTTCATTGAAACCGAAGCAATCATCGAGGCTAATCTTGATGCTCGTATTGAGTATAAGGGTTCCGGCTCTCCCATCATGTTTGCAACTCCTCAGCTGATTAACACCATGCTGATGGCAAGAGACCTGAATGGTCGTCGTATCTACAACGGAATCGATGAACTGAAGAGCATCCTGAATGTCTCCGCTATCCATACCGTTGAGCAGATGAATGGTCTGACCAGACAGAATACTTCTGGCGAAACTATGGAAGTTCAGGCTATTATCCTGAACCTGAACGATTACTCCCTGGGCGCCACCAAGGGCGGCGAGATCACTCAGTTCAACCAGTTCGATATCGACTTCAACAAGGAGAAGTTCCTGCTTGAAACTCGTTGCTCCGGTGCTCTGACTAAGGTCAAGTCCTGTGTCGTTCTGGAAAAGAAGGCCGGTTAAATTCGGTTTCTAAGTTAACATAACATAGGAGGTTACGATAATGGATTTTACTAGACATTACGAGGGCTATGGCGATCAGCACGTTCGCGCCGTGGTTCTGTATGGTAAGGCTGCCGACCATAAGTTGTATGCCGATGCCAAGTATACCATGAAGGTCGCTGCTGCCGACATTGAAGACGCTTTTAAGAAGGGTATGCTGCTTATTAATGATGGCACCAACCTGTTGCGCCCCGTCAAGTTTGCAGCCAATAAGGTTACCACCGTAGACGGTACCACTTCTGTGACCGGCACTGAGTGGTCCGCAAGCGAGGTCTAATTCAAAATGGGACGGTTTTCTGGGAAAATTGGATTTGTAGAGACGGCTGAGACATCTTCCGGCATATTTGAGCCGGTCGTCACCGAGCGCCCATATCATGGGGATGTAATTACCCGGAGAGTCCGTCTCGATGCGAACGGCGACAGTACGAACGATGATTTAACTCTTAATAATGATATTTCTATTGTCGCCGATAAGTTTTCAAAGGAACATCTCGGATATATGCGGTATGTGATATTGCACGATCTTAAGTGGAAAATCACATCTGCTACAATCGAATACCCAAGAATCCGGTTAACGATTGGGGGTCTTTACAATGAATAGACGCGATGAGCTTGATCAAAAGCTTTCTGCTATTACTGGTGTTCAGGAAGCATATTTTAACGCTCCTACAAATGTAAAGATGAAATACCCGTGTATCCGATACTCAAGAACTGGGGAGCGGGTAAGGTTTGCTTGCAATGGACGTTTCGTCGTCCGAGATCGTTATTCGCTCACCGTAATTGATAGAAATCCTGAGAGTCCGATTCTTAGGGCTCTTGAGGAATTTCCATATTATTCCTTTGACCGAATGTATACAGCGGATGGGTTAAACCATTTCGTATGTACCATCTACTATTAAGGAGGTTAAATACTAATGCCTGAAAACAATATGCTTGTTTGGGACGAGGCCGGTAAGAGATTTTATGAAACCGGTGTAGATAGAGGTGTTCTGTACCCCTATCTGAACAATAAGCCTGGCGATGGCGTTGCTTGGAGTGGCTTGTCTGGCGTGGACGAGTCCCCCGAAGGAGCCGAAGCAACTGCAATTTATGCAGATAACATGAAGTTCCTGATCATGCGTTCTGCTGAGGATTACAAGGGCACTATTAAGGCCTACATGTTCCCCGTCGAATGGGAAGCTTGCGATGGCTCCGTAGCTCCTGATGGCACCGTAGGCCTGAGCATTGGCCAGCAGACAAGAAAGACCTTTGGCCTTGCATTCCGTACCAGAGTCGGCAACGATCAGGAGTTTGATGACTTCGGTTATAAACTGCATCTGGTGTATGGTGCAACCGCATCCCCTTCCGAGCGTAGCTACGAGACCGTTAACGATTCTCCCGATGCAATGGAGCTGAGCTGGGAATTCGAGACCATTCCTGTTAGTATTGCTGGTTATAAGCCCTTCGCTCATATGGAAATTGATTCCACCAAGCTGAAGACCGAGCAGGAGAAGGCTTGCCTGAAGAAGCTGGAGGACATCCTGTATGGTTCTGCAACGGCAAAGGCTCGTCTGCCTCTGCCTGACGAAATCTTTACCATTATGACTCCCGCTGGCGGCTAATTAAATTCCAAACAATCCCCACCGGTCACTTCAATAACGGCTGGTGGGGTCTTTTTAATCTGAAAGGAGAAAATTCAAAATGCTGAAAGAAACCATTACTTATACCGATTTCGATGGTAACCCCAGAACTGAGGATCTGTACTTCCATCTGTCTCCTGCCGAAATGACTCAGTTGCAGTATTCCGTTCAGGGCGGCCTGAAGAATAAGCTGGAAGAAGCTATGCAGAAGCAGGATGGCAAGACCATGATGGAATTCTTTGTGCAGATCGTAAAGATGAGCTATGGCGTTAAGTCTGCCGATGGCCGTAAGTTTGAGAAGTCCGAGGAGATTTACAACGACTTCTCTCAGACAAATGCATATGTCGAGTTCTTTATGAAGCTTGTTACTGATGAGGCATTTACTAAGCGCTTTATCGATAGTGTCATGCCCAATATGGAGAAGTATACTAAGCCTGCTGCTAATGGTGCTGCTGCACCGGCGATGTAAATGCTTTACATATCGGTCGCATCAGGTGAATTATTCGACGAAGCGACATACTCGTTTATTCAAGTTAAACCGACGGTAATTCAGTTGGAGCATTCGCTCTTATCAATTTCAAAATGGGAAAGTAAATGGAAAAAACCATTTATGGGAACGAAGCTAACCGCAGATGAATACTTAGATTACGTTCGGTGCATGACGATAAACAAGAATGTTGATCCCAACATCTACTATAAGTTGACTGCCGCGGACTATAAGACGATCGAGGAGTACATTCACGATCCGATGACGGCAACAACATTCAATAGCCAAAGGGCAAATAAATCGTACAAAAAGCAGGTAATTACATCGGAATTGGTGTATTACTGGATGGTAACTGCCAACATTCCATTTGAAGCCGAACGTTGGCATTTCAATCGTTTGATGACTCTCATTCGTGTATACGAGGTTAAGAATGATTCTTCTAAGATGTCAAAGAAGGATATGTATAAGAGTAATAGGGCCATAAACGAAGCAAGAAAAGCAAAATACAATAGCAAAGGTTGATCTAAATTATGGGCATTCGTGTTACGACTACCGGAAGTTTTAAGAAAACTCGACGTTTTCTTAGAAAAGCTTCCGACAAGAAAATTTTTAACAGCCTAGTACGATATGCCAAAGAGGGGGCTGAGGCTTTGGCTGCGGCGACCCCAGTTGAATCGGGAAAGACTGCCGGATCTTGGCGATATGAGATTGCCTATGCCGATGGTTCTGCAAAGATTAATTGGATCAACGATAATATTAACAAAGGTCAGGTCATTGCTCTGCTGATTCAGTATGGCCATGGCACTGGCACGGGTGGCTGGGTAGAAGGGAGAGATTACATCAACCCCGCTATCCAGCCAATTTTTGATGAAATACGAGATAAGATCTGGAAAGAGGTGACCGGCTGATGGGGAACCAGGTTGACAACAGAGTTGTCCAACTGGAAATGCAGAATGACTCCTTTGAAAAAGGCGCAAATCAATCCATTAAGACACTCGATAAGCTTGACAACGCACTCAACCTGAAAAACGGCAAACGTTCGTTCTCCGAAGTTGAGGCTGCTGCCGAGAAATGTAACTTTAGCCCGCTTTTGGGCGCTGCGGATAAAGTCATTGGTAAATTCTCAGCTCTTGAGATTGCTGGCATCACGGCCCTAAGCAACATTACAAACAGAGCAGTTAATGCCGGTATCAATCTGGCCAAGTCGCTTAGCGTAGACCAGATCACCTCCGGATTTTCAAAATACCAACAAAAAACCGCAAATGTTCAGACGCTGGTTAACTCGACGGGAAAGTCTATTGATGAGATTAACCAGTATCTCGACCGTTTGATGTGGTTCTCGGATGAAACATCATATGGCTTTACCGATATGACTCAGGCATTGGCTACGATGGTTAATGCCGGTGGTGATATTGATAAGATCGTGCCTATGATTGAAGGTATGGCCAATGCAACGGCATTTGCTGGTAAGGGTGCAGCCGAGTTTAATAGAGTTATTTATAATTTGAACCAGTCATATAGCCAGGGCTTTCTAACCTATATGGACTGGAAATCGGTTCAGATGGCCGGCGCGAACTCTAAGCAGTTGGTTGAAACCCTAATTCGTGCTGGCGAAGAAGCCGGTACCATTAAGAAGGGCGAAGTTACTATTGATAATTTCACAAGCACACTTAGTAAACGCTGGGCGAATCGTGAAGTTATGGAGAAGGCTTTTGGATATTTTGATGAAATGACCCAAAAAGCCTACGAGATGATCGGTACCGTCGACGAACAGGGAAACAAAATTGAGAATGCTACGCAGGCGTATGATATTTTGGCCAAGAAATACGATGGTGTATCAATCAATGCGGCAAAAGCGGCGCAGGAAGCAAAGTCTCTTAACGAAGCAATTGATTCAACAAAGGATGCCGTCAGTTCTGGTTGGATGAGAACCTTTGAAATTATCATTGGTGACTATGAACAGGCAAAGGAACTTTGGTCGAGTGTTGCCGATGGGTTATGGACGATTTTTGCTGGTGGCTTTGAAGCACGCAATACCATGCTTCAAGAAGCGTTTCAGACCGAACCGGTTGAAGATTACGCCAAAAGCCTTGAAAAAGCTGGCATTAAGTTCGATGAGTTTAGGCATAAAATGGCTAAGGCATATGCGGATAAGGTTGGTATGCCTGAGTGGATGACGTTCACTGACTTTGAGGCTACTATCTCGAAAGCGACAAATTTCTCTGAGCTACTCAAAGAATCCTGGGTTAATTCTTCACTATTAGAGCAAACAATTGGTCAGTTTACTCCTAAAATTTCGGAAGCAGCAACGGAAACGAAAGAACTATCACTGAATGTTAAAGATATAATCAATGATGTAAAAGCAGGTAAGTATGGGAAAACGCTTGCGGAGCAGCAGCAAAATTTGATTGCAGCTGGCATTGATGGGAGCTCTCTAGGTAAGGACTGGCTTTCAAAATGGCGCACTGCTGTAACAAATAATAACAAGAAAGCTCTTCAGGAAATTAATAAGTCGCTTAGTAAAACAGTTACTACCACCGTTGAATCGACGGAAGCACTTGAAGGTCAGGCAGAAGCATTTGATGAACTTAAACAAAAGGCCAAAGACTTCGATAATAGCTACTATGCAAGCAATAGCGGTCGAACGATCATGCTCGCTGGCATTGCAAATGTACTTAAGGCGATTGGCGATCGACTTGGCACAGTAAAAGATGCTTGGGACGAAGCATTTCCGATGATTACGGCCGAGCGGCTTAAAGGTATGCTCATTACATTCCATCGTTTTAGCGAAACACTCAAAATGAGTGAAGCTGAGGGGCATCTTATCGCCGCCGTATCCAATCGAGTATTTGCTAATCTTTCGAAGATTAAAGATATTCTTGGATCTATTGGTAGTGTTGCTATGTCGGCTATAAAACTTGGTGGAAGATTTGGCGATTGGTTTATTCATCTTAAGCCGGTTCAAGAAGCGCTTGGGAGAATTAAAGATTACCTTAAATTCTTCGACAATAATTTTGGCGGCGGATTGAAGCGTATTAATAATTCTCTTAGAGGCTTAAAAAGCTACATCGATCAAATCGTCAAGGGCGACTTTGATAAACTTGTTGAAAAGTTTAAGAAACTTGGCCGTTATATGGCCCCATTTGTAAATGCTTGGAATGAGATTAAAACGGTATCTACTCCTGTTATTACCGCCATCGGAACATTTTTGACAAAAGTATGGAACGAGTTCGCAACAGCCGCCATGCCGGTTATTACATCCATCAAGTCATTCTTTATGGGCATCGGTGGATGGATCTACACGAATGCGGTTAATCCGTTTGGAAAGTTTATTTCTAGTGTTGCAAATAGCGAAAAGCCTATTGAAACGTTAATTAACGGTGTAAAAGCATTTGGTAAGAACACATACGATGCGATTAAGATGTTCGGTCTATTCGCATTAGATAGCGTTTACGAAAAGCTTCCGGATAAAGTTAAAAAACTTGGAACCCTGTTTCAGCCAGTTATATCCCTATTCTCTAAAGTTTCGTCATCCATCAAGTCGTTCTTTATGGATATAGGAGGATGGATCAATACCAACGCTATAGCCCCTTTTGCAGAATTTATTAAAAGTGTAGTTAATAGCGAAAAGCCGATCGACACACTTATATATGGTATTAGAACTTTTAATAGTTACATGTACCATACCATTAAGAGTTTTAATCGTGCTAGTTCGAAGAAGCTCGCCAAGTTCTTTTCGCCACTTATTTCCGGATGGAAGAAGCTTAAGTTGGCTTCGGCCCCGGTTATAGCGGGTATTAGTCAGTTCTTTGTAAATCTCGGCACATGGATCAATTTGAAAGCGATCCAGCCATTCGCAGAATTTGTCTCTAGCGTAATTCATAGTGAAAAGCCAATACAAACACTTATCGACGGCATAAAGCAATTTGGCAGCAATGCTTTTGCTTCGATTAAAAAGGTAATTGATGCGGTAAAGAACTTTAAGTTCTCAGACGCAATTTCTAAGCTTTCCGATAAATTCCCTGCCGTTGCCACCGCTATCGACAAAGTTAGCGAAGCATTTAAGAAACTTACGACGAATGCCGATGGTACAAAGAAGTCGCTTGATTTTAGTAAAGTGATTTCCGCAATCACATTTGCTGGCTTGATAGGTGCCGTTGCCGAATTAGCGCATGCACTTACGACAATTCAAAAAGCAGCCGATACTATCAAGACAACATTTGCAAACATTAATAAAGTTGTTACAAGGAAATTCACGAATAGATTTGAAAAGAACGTATATGCTGTAGCCTATGCTGTTGTTGCGTTCGCTGCTTCTATTTATGTCTTGTCTAAGATACCGGAAGAAAAGCTGAAAGCAGCTGTTGGAAGCATCTTGGCGCTTATGGTTGCTCTTGGGGTATTGTCTGCCGTGATGACCTTAGTGGCAAAGCGATTGTCTAATAAAAACATTAAAGCGCTAAATGGGCTTGCAAAACCAATGCTTGCTTTAAGTACAAGTCTTCTTATCCTTAGTTTGGCGGCCAAAAAGATGAGCTCCGCGTTTGATGGACTTACAGGATTCGAGGAGACCATGACACGAGTCGTTGGGATCCTTGCGCTTGTTGGTGGTCTAGGTCTTGAGCTTATTGGTTTCGCTACCTTGATGATGCTCATGAAGGGCAAAATTGCAGCATCTGCAATTGTCTTGGTCGTGATTGCAACTGCTATTCTTATGATGGCAAGTGCTATTAATTCCATTGCTGATGTGAAACTATCCGATGATGCAAAGCTAATCCTCGATAGAATAATCATGGTTGGAGCTATTGTTGCGGCAATCGCTTCGTTTGGTAATCCTGCAAACGTTAAGGGGTTCTCTACATTCACCAACATTATCGTCTCCTTGGCAGCGCTTGCAGCCGCTATGTATTTCGGCATGCTTGCACTTCAGAAGATGAAGGAATTCAAGTATGAGGATGTTATAAACAGCCTCGACAAGGTTGCTATTATCTTGGGAATCGTCATCGGTCTTGGATTCATCTTACAGCTTCTTAGTAAGTCTATTCAGCCAATCACGAAAGCAATTGCGAGATTGTCTATTGCAGTATTTGCATTAATTGGCGCAATGTACCTCATATCGCTTCTTGTCGGGAAACTCTCGGCAATGGCAGATACCGGTAATATAGATGCTGGCGTTAGAGCCATGACCAGCATAGCATTAGCGGTTGCCATGCTTATGGCTGTAATGGGTGCTTCGCTGAAGATTTCGGGTAATAGTGCAAAGGGCGCAATCAAGATGGCTACATCGTTACTAATTGTAGTAGTAGCAATGGCTTCCATGGTTGCGGTACTGAAAGTAATCGACGTAATGTTCAGCGGCATGACGGCAAGAAGTATTGCCAAAATTGCGCATATATTCGGCGGTATTGTTGTTGTGATAGCAGCCCTTGCTCTTGCTATTGGCTATGCAGGTAAGTTGGGTGAAGGTAAAGGCATCGGTGTACTTATTGCGGCGCTGGCTGGTATTGTCGTATTGACGGCCGTACTTATTGTCTTAACCAATTTCAATTTTATGCAGTTATTACCAGGTTTGATTGCTATAATTGTTGTTGCGGCGGCAATAGGCGGCGTCATGCTTGCGGTTGGTAAGGCAGTCGCTGCGGCTAACAAGAACGGTAAAGGCGCTAGTGGGCTTCTTGCAGCTGCGTTTGTGTTGATTTCAATTGGTGCTGCGCTTGCGATCGTTGCGTCGCAGCCCTGGTTGAATATTGTGCTTGCTGGTGCTGCTATGGTGGCTGCGTTGTGGTTTGTTTCCGCGGCTATAAGATATCTCGGTGAAACCAAAATTAATTGGCAATCCCTCGGTGCAATAGCAGCCGCAATTGCGGTTCTGTTAACTATAGCTTTCGCGATTAAAACAGTTGTCCCGGCGCTGATCGCAATTACTTCTGTGCCTTGGCAGTCACTTCTTGTGAATACCCTAATCTTGGTTGGTGCAATAGGAATACTTGTTGCTGGATTTATGCTGCTATCAACGTTTGTTGGCACAGTACCTCCAGCAATCGCAGTTCTTGCGGTTGTAGCTGTAACTCTAGTTGCGATTGGCGTGCTATTTGTAGCATTTGCTGCTTCTATGGCAATCCTTGCAAATGTGAATTATGGCGCAATAGCAACTGGCTTGTTGTTATGCATAGATCCGATGTCCCAGATTGGCACAATAGCCATCGGCTTAATACTCGGTGCAGTCGGTGTTGCATTGTTTGCAGGAGCAATTGCTTTGCTTGGTCTTGCCGGTAAGTATTCCGCCGCTGGTATTACAGCATTCGGCATCGCGCTTGAATACCTATTGGGGATCCTATCCGCAGTTGGTAACGCCGTTCAAAATAGCAACGGAAGCATTATTGGTGCCCTTGCAAACCTTAGAGGCGAGTTGGCCACTAGTGCAGAAAGTGTTGAGAAAGATGCTAGTCGTATGAAGACAGCGCTTAGCAATATTAACTCAGCCGATGTTATTGACGCCGAAGGACTTTTTGGTGATGCGAAATCTGCTGTATCTCAAATGGCCGATGGGATTGATCAGAATTCTGGAGAAATCAAGAATGCAGCGGTAGGAGCTATCACATCTGCTGGTGAAGCCGCTACTCAGGAAGCGGGCGTTCAAGGTAAAACCGCCGGCGAAGCTTTCGCTGCGAATTATTATGCCGCAAAAGAAGCGGGATACCAAAACATGCTTATTGGCCAGGACGGCGTTGGCTTCACTCGTATGGATCCGAACATGGGCATGACGAATGCTCCTGCAAAGCAAGAAGCGCAGGCAGCACCTAAGACAAGTCCTACCGAAATGGTTAAAAGCTGGCTTGGCAATATGGGCACCGATCTTGCCAACTATGACTTCTCATCAATGGCATCTTCTTTCGGCGGTAACCTAATGTCCAGTATAGGTACATACCTAAGTGGAACTGGCATTAACGACTTCATGACTCAGTTGACCGGAACGTTCTCTGAGGGCGATTTCACAGGCGTCACCGACACCATCGCAAATGTCTTTGGTATCGATCTTACAAACTCTCTCTCAAATCAGGAAAGTACCGACGCGATGAAAGACGCCGGTGAGGAACTGATGGACAAAGCCACGGAGGGTGCGAAGAAGGTCGATGCCAGCCCCGCCGGAACAGAATGGGCAAACGAGGTTGGATCTGGCATGAGTGGTCAGAAAGGTGCCCTTGAAAGTATTGCAAGAAGCCTTGCTAATGCGGCAATGGCTGCGTTTAAGGCAAATTGGCATCCTGAATCACTCATGTCCATGGCCTCGTATGCTTCTTACGATGACGATGTTGCGGTCTACTCCGACGACTACGATGTCGAGCCCATGTCAATTACCCCTGTTCTTGATATGTCTGAAGTCGATGCCGCGGTGGATGATTTCGGTAGCGTTTATACGCCTACTATTCGACCTACACTCGATATGTCAGGAGCTGATCCGGCTTATGCAAATGTGAGTGCTGTCAGCGCTCGCAATACGCAGAAAGAGAGCGGTTATGAAGTTGAGACGACCAGAGGAACCGAACAACCGTCTTCCGTGAATTTCGTGCAGAATAACTATTCTCCGAAAAACTTGTCCAGGGTTGATATTTACCGTCAGACAAGAAACCAGCTAGATATGTTTGAAGGGATGATTAAAAAGAAATGATACGTTCGGTAAAGATTACGAATTTCCGCGGGGAAACCCTGACGCTTGACTTGGCTAACCCGTGGGAAACGGGACTTGCCGTAACGAGCATCAAAGGACTCGGACCGAATAAGGCAACTATTAATTTGGTTGAAGTTGCAACCGATGATGGTGCCACATACAATTCGGCCCGAGTGTCATCCAGAAGTATTATATTTTCGTTTACATTTGTTGGCACAGACATCGAAGCGTGTAGGCATAAGACATATAAGTATTTTGCTCTAAAGAAGCCAGTTACTATCGATGTGACTACCGACGAGCGAACACTTCAAATCTCTGGCTATACTGAGGCAAACGAACCAAATATTTTCTCTAACAATGAGGGCACCTCTGTTTCTATCACGTGCCCTTATCCGTTTTTCTATGCTAAAGATAAAGCGAAGACGGTTACGTTTTATGGTGAAGAGCCTGCATTTGAGTTCCCATTCGAGAACGAAGGTAATTCACCCGCAATCGAATTCGGTTATATTTACATGGTTACAGAAGCGAATGTCAATTACGAAGGCGACTATGAAGTTGGCGTAATCATGACCATTCATGCGACTGGGCCGGCAAAGAATATTTCTATATTTAAGTTGGATACTAGTGAGTCTATTCAGATCAATACCGATATGATAGCAGGCGATGATATTATCATTAGTACCGTTGCTAGAGATAAATATGTTCATAGAGTTCGCAACGGCGTAACGACAAATATTCTTAACTGCATTGGCAAAAAGACAAACTGGTTTCTTCTTCAGGGCGGTGATAATGCACTGGCATATACCGCTGCCGAAGGAATTCGTAATCTTCAGTTCAATGTTAGAAATGATGTTCTATATGAGGGAATTTAATTATGGATCTGTATGTTCTTAATACGAATTTCGAGCGGGTTGAGATCATAGACTCATATGAATCCCTCATATGGACTGACCGTTTTCGAGAAGAGGGAGATTTCGAGCTTTATTGTTTCCCGGCAAAAAGATTTATTGATAATTGTCAGATAGATTATTATCTTGAGAATAGTGAATCTGAGCATTTAATGATAATCGAGGGCCGTAAGATCACAACCGACGTTGACGATGGAGACCGTTTTGTCGTTACTGGTAAATCCCTTGAGTCTATCCTTAACCGTAGAGTTATTTGGAAAGATGTTAAGAAAAACGGTCCTATCCAAACTGTTGTCCAACAGCTCTTAAACGAAGCAATCATTACCCCTGAACTTGCCTCACGAAAGATACCAAATTTTGTTTTTATAAGCAACAGCGATCCAATCGTCGAAGGTGTGTCTATAACGAAAGAATTCAAAATTGGCGAAAACCTATATGAAGTCATTGAGACGCTGTGTGAAGAAAACAATCTTGGATTTAAGGTTACGCTTAGCGCCGACAAGAAATTCCAGTTTATGCTGTACGCTGGCGAAGATCGAAGCTATGATCAGAACGAGAATCCTTATGTTGTATTCTCTCCAGAATTTGATAATGTCACAACCAGCGAATATTCTTATTCAAAAGAAAAGTATAAAAATGTTTGCCTTGTTGAAGCTTCTGATAAGAACAACAACAAAGTGTCTGCATATGCGGGAGACACCGAGGGTCTGACGCGAAGAGAGATGTATATCGATGGTAACGACGTCCCGAACGAAGATGATAGCGAAAACCCTTATCCCGCGGATGTCTTCAAGTCGATGCTGGTTAATCGCGCCAAGAAAGAGCTTATTTCGTATGACCCAAAAGAAGTATTCGAAGGCGAAGTAGATGCCTCGCGGATATTTGTGTTCAGAGAAGACTTTGAGCTTGGCGACATTCTGCAAGTAGCAAATGCTTATGGTATGGATGGCCCATCACTTGTGTCCGAGATTATATGGTCATACGATGTTGACGGATATTCGTGCTACCCAACATTTGAGGCTAAGAATACGGTCGAAGATGATACGCTGTTCTATAATGGCAATCAATATCGATCGCTTACAGACGGATGGGGTGTGTATGATCCAAATGGTGCTGCGTACGAGCTATCCACTGGCGTTACGATTTATATGAAGAGCCTTATGAATAGACCGATGAAGTATGCATGGGTCATGACCAATAAAAAAGTTAATCTTTCCCCATATAAGAAGATCCGATTTGACATTGTCGGCGATGGTAAGGTCTACATAACATCTGATGATAAGAACAATATTCTTAACCAGGCCACTATTAGTATTACAGCAAACGGAGTTGCAACACTTGACGTATCGAGTGTTAACAGTGCTTGTTATATAGCTTTTGGTCCGACGAAACAATTGAGTTATGTAGAAGTTTATAAGGTAACACTTATTAAGTAAAAATATGGAGGATGTATGAGTTTCACATATGGATTTTACAACAGCATCAACCATGACCGAAAATACGACAGTCTTCAGATATCCTCTATGTTCGATGGCCTTATCACCGATGGTGTATACCGAACAATTGGTAGTTGCTTTGCGCTGACTGTAAATTCCGGTTTGAAAGTTAACGTTGGCGCTGGTAGGGCATGGTTTAATCATACGTGGTCGTTTAATGATACGACTTATATTTTGCAATTGCCAGAGGCGCACGCCGTATTTCCAAGAATCGATGCAATCGTTATAAGAGTGGATCGATCTTCTCGTACAAATGCCTTGACGGTTGTATCTGGAAATCCGGCATCTAATCCCCAAAGGCCAACCCTTAAAAAATCTGATGATGTATTTGAGCATGCGCTTGGATATGTCACGGTTTCCAACGGGCAGACCGAACTTAAACCGACTGACATTGCGCAAGTCATTGGTAGTAGCGAGTGTCCATTCGTCACCAGTCTAATGCAGGGGGTCGCTATCGACGATCTTTTGCGGAATTGGATGAATGAATTTGATGCATTATTCGCGTTGCTAAAAAAGCAGACATCGCAGGCGGCCGCAGGTACTCTCATTGATAAATCTGTAACAACCGAAAAGTTGGCAGATGGAGCGGTGACTTACGAAATAATCGCAGAGGGAGCCGTTCGTTTGAGATTTACAAACGTCAGTGTAGCCAAAAGTTTATTTGTTTCCGACACGCAATATTCTGAGTGTGGATATGCGTATAAAGCAACGATTCCGCTTAATGGCGCAACTGAGAACATGAGACCGGTTGTCGTGTTTTCTCCAGAAAGTATGAATGAGAACGATTTATCCGGACCTGTATTTAGTTACAATGGTGGCATCTATTTATATTTATCTTCGCCGCCAATTGCCGATTTTGTAATCCCTGTTATCGATCTCGTGAGGTGATCCAAATGTATGGACGGACGAATGCAGGTCGGGGTGGATCTGGTGTATCGGTGATTAAAATGGCTGATATTCAAGTTCCAACGTCTTCTTGGACGGTAGAGCAGACGGAAGAAGGGTATTTTTACAAAGCCGAAATTGAGATTACAGGCGTGACAGAAGAGCATATTCCGATTGTTACATTTGCAAATGAAGACGTCGACTATTTCTATCCAACAGCGATGGCGGGCAACGGCACTGTAACAATTTACACCGATGATGCCCCAGTTGATACGATTACCATTAAGAGTATCGCGCTTTTATAAAGGAGAAAATTCAAAATGATTGGAATGACAAACGCTAACGGCGGCGGAGGAGCGCTGAATTTCCGTGTCGCGGGCAGTTTGACCCAGCCTGCCGAACCAAAAGAAAATACCATCTGGGTGAAAACTGAGACGAAAATCCTAAGGTGGGAATTCGCCACGACCGAACCGACGAATCCGGAAGGCGGTATGGTATTCTTTAAGACTGCGCTTACAAGTTCAGCTGGTTTTAATGCCCTTCGCAAAAACGAGATCGCCGTTTTACCAACAGCCGCACAGCAGTACATCAGTGGCAAGTGGAAAAATGTGGAAGCATATGCTTATATTGGCGGGAAATGGGTGCAGTTTAGCAGCGAAAAATATGTTGTGTTCGAAGCAGGAAAAGGCCTTAGCGCTGGTCTTACGGGATTTTCAAATGCAACGTATAACAGCGATAAAATTGTAGCGAAAAACATACTTTATGCAGGCCCAGGCGACGGGGCGAGCGTTATAAGCAAAGAAAAAATAGACGTCACTCAATATAAGACGGCCACATTTTCTGGGATCAATTGCGACTTCTCAGGTAATGGTAATGCAAACAGTAGCCATATTTATGCATTTGTAGGTGGTGCTTCCACCACTATTGGCAGTACCAGCACCAGTGGTTCAGCAACCCTTGCGTCCAATAAAACCATTACGGTGGATATTAGTAATGTGACAGGCCCCGTGGAATTCGGCTTTAAGACGTATTCCACCGCTTCATATTCTGTTAGTTTTAAAAACTTTAATCTAAACGGCATCGTATTTTCTTAGGAGGTGCAAAATGAAAACAATCTACTTAGATGCTGATTTCCGCTGTCATGTTGCTCCCGGCAATGGGCTGACTCCGGTGGAAACCGCCGTTTTTGACGACAAGTGTGATGCCTACATCGAGGGTTATCGCTTTGTCCCTGGAGGGAAGACTTGGATCCGGGAGGATGGCGTGGAATTTACCGGGGAGATGATTGCCCCCTGGAAGCCCTGGGGGGAGTTGGATGCTGCGCAAAGAGAATATGAGCGGGAGCAATACCAAGACCTGACGACACAGAACGCAGAGCTGCTGGACGCCATGGCATCCATGGTAGATGACGTTTATGCACAGGATGTGTCTGAAATTGAGGGGACGGTGTAGTTATGACCATCGGCGTTACAAATGGGAACGGTGGCACAAACTTGAATTTTAAAGTTTTAGGCAGTTCGGTACGGCCGGTATCGGCACGAGAAAATACAATTTGGATCAAAACTGATACCCCCATCAGGGCTTGGAGCTTCCGTCCTGATGCCCCTTCGCCAGTAGAAGGCATGGTCTGGCTGACTATAGGCGCATCAAGCCCCGTAGGTTTTAATGCCCTGCGCAAAAATAAGATTATGATTTTACCAACAGCCGCACAGCAGTACATTGATGGCAAGTGGAAAAACATGGAAGCATATGCTTATATTGGCGGTACCTGGGTGCAGTTTAGTAATACGAGGGTGTATCTGTACCATAATGGAATAATCAGCGACGAGGTTGGCGGTGCTATAAAAGGCTTCCCTGCGCATTATTCGGACACAAATGGATATGCCCCAAAACAAGTAGTCAATTATTCTGATGGCCATATCGGTATTTTTAGTTTTACGAAATATGGGTCAGGTGCTGCGTATTTTATTAAGCCAATCGACCTAACGCCATGGCGCACCGTTTATATCGACGGAGCTGTTAAATCTCGCGACGCTACACGTGGTGGATTTGGATTTGTTAAAAACACGAGCGATTTACTTCCACTCATTGCAATGACTGCGCAGAATACAAACAAAACCAGAACTATTCATAAAATAGATGTTTCTTCGTTATCTGGAAATTATTACTTAGGTTTTGGAGGGCATATGTATGATGACTTATCGGGCGACATATGGGAAATCTTTATTGAATAAGTAGACGGCAATAATTTTAAAAGCAACCCAAAAAGGAGGCTAACGGATATGTTTACCGTTACCATAAATATTTTTAACTGGAGGAAATTTGTTATGTACAAGAGTATGAAGATCCTGATCAATCGGCATTTTTACAAGACGGCTGAGAACGCCCAGAAGAAGCTGGATGTGTTCTACGCCGTCAATCGTCTGTCCGATGACGAGTACACCGAGCTGACCGCCCTGGTGGCAACCGTCTACGACGAGGAACCTGCGGCTTAATTCAAAATGGGGTTCTTCAATAGGGAGCTTCTCTATGATGTTGAATTCCGGAAAGAATTAAAGAAAGAACGCGACGAAACGCTTATCCGTGAGCGAAAGCAACAGCTCTCAGAAGAGCGAGCAAAGTACCGCAAAAAGATAAGGAAGCCGTCTACCAGCAAACTACTGTTGGTAGCGGCTTTTCTTATTTCATTCGAAATACTGATATTTTGTGAAATCGCGTATTTCTATAATCCAGATCCGATGATTTTAACGACATTGATTGGAGTTCCGGTAACTGTCGTACCAATTGCGCTTGGCTATCTTCGCAAATCCATGGCTGAAAATACCGCCGATGGGATTGTCTACGAGATGGCCATGGCAGATAGAGCTGATAAAAATGAAGTCACCGGTTATGGTGACTAGAAAGGAAATGCTATGAATTTGCTTACAAGCATTAATAACGTTCTGATGTTTCTCAACAACCATTGGACTGAGATTACCATCGGAGCTGGTTTGGTCATCGTGCTCATTAAGAAAGCAAAGGCTTTTATGAAGCAGAGCAATGAAGAGAAAGTTCAAAATGCCTTGAAACAGGCTAAAGAGATTATCCTTAAAAGCGTAACCAAGGCAGAAATCGACTATGGCGAATGGAAGAAATCTGGTGCCATTAAGCGTGCTCAGGTTTTGGCTGAAATCTTTGAGAAGTATCCTATTCTGTCTAAGGTTACCGATCAGGAAACGCTTATTGAGCTGCTTGATTCTTACATTGACGAAGCGCTTGAAACCCTGCGGAATATTATTGCCACCAACGGGATTGAAGGTGAATGATTGTGACGATCAATCAAGTTCAGTTAATCTTAACTTATCTTGGATACAACACCGGAACAATCGATGGCCTAATGGGCGGAAACACCCGTGCTGCTGTTCGAGAATTTCAGAAAAACGCAGGCATTAGCGTAGATGGTATCCCCGGTCCGAACACATATTCGGCACTTAAGAAAGCTGTTGCGAATGACGATTTCAGATCTAAGTATGTGAAGCCGGTTGCGACTGGACCCAATAAATCCTTTACGCCGAGACTGACTAGACCGGAGGCTGGCAACCCTTATTACAACACTCGTTCAAAGGGCGGTTATTCAGACGCTATTGTTGGTAATCCGTCCGACATTGGCTGCAACGTCCTCTGTAACTGTGTTGGATATGCCTACGGTCGATTCAATGAGATCGCCGATCTTGGCTCCTGTAGGTATCTGAGACCCGTTAACGCCGAGAACTTCATCCAGTATAGAGGTAACCTCTCTTATGGCCCAGAGCCTCATGTGGGTGGCTGTATGGTCTGGCAGAAGGGCGCTACTCTGTCTAACTCCGATGGAGCTGGGCATGTCGCTATTGTCGAGAAGGTTAATTCGGATGGGTCTATCGTAACCAGTGAATCTGGTTGGGGTGGACCTGTCTTTGCAGTCAAAACACGCTATAAAGGAGACGGAAATTGGGGATTAAATGGTCCTTATAAGTATCTCGGCTGCATCTATCAGCCTTGATATAGATTCGGAAATTCAAAATGGGATTTACGAAAGGAGAATGCGAGATGGACAATTACTATAGCCCGAACCAATATGGTAGACGGCCAGAGGCACCCAGGTATGACCTTTGCTTTGTCAAAGGCAAGCAGGGTGCTATGGACTTTGAAATGGGGCCAAACAGTAGGGCCCTTCTCCCGGATGCGGATGAGCCAGTCGTGTGGTTCGTTTGTACCGACGAGTTGGGCAGAAAATCCAAATGCATTGATTACGACATGGTCGTTCGGCAGCACGAACCGGAACCAACGACCCAAGAACTGAAAGATATTATCGCTAAATTAACGAGTAAAATCTCAAATTTGGAGGTGCAGTTAGGTGTCGAATCCCCTGATGAACAATAATCCCGGCGCATGGCTGGGTGGTCAGGCTCAAGCTCCTAAACAGGAGTCTGTTGTGAGCCCGGAACTTAGGAAGCTGTATACCATGTACCAGGCTTCCAGCGATCCGAAAGGTTTTATTAATCAAGTAATGTCTTCTAATCCCATACTGAAAGCAAGAGGCGAAGGGAAAGGCGGCATGAAAGAACAGTTCTACGCTGAATGCCAGAGGCGTGGAATTGATCCTGATACATTCCTGGCACAGGTGGAACAGGACTTAAAGAAAAGATAGGTCCTGCGATCCTCCATTGAATATTTGATCTCCGAAGGCGAGCGTACGGCGTCTTTGTGGATAAAATACTTTTTAGGAGGAAATACTTATGGGTATCACCAACGAAAATTGCGGATTCGATGACGGCTTGTGGCTATTTGCCATCTTAGCACTCTTTGGATTCGGCGGTAACGGAATGTTCGGTAATGGCAATCGGGTGGGCGAAGCTTATGCCACTCAGGCGGATATTCAGAGAGCGGTTGATCTGAATTCCATCCAGAAAGGTCAGTCCGAGATCGAAAGAGCCATCACAAATGCTACTTCCAGCATTGTTGGTGCGGTCAAGGACGGTAACTACAACACCCTTGGTGAACTTAGAGACCTCCAGACCGAGGTAAACCGCGGGTTCACCACTATGCAGAATTGCTGCTGCGAGGTAAAGCAGAACATCATGGAGAACCGTTACCTTGCAGAACGCAACACTAAGGATATTGTTACGGCTATTCGCGAGGAAGGCAATGCGACCAGAAGCATGCTCATGCAGCAGGAGAACGCTCGTCTGCGCGACGATCTCATGGCTGCTCGTTCTGAGCTGGGTGATATGCGTCAGAGCAATTACCTGTTGGGTCAGACTGGCCGTTGGGTTGGCAACCCTCCATGCCAGATGCCTTGCTGCAATAACTGCTAACTAATTCAAAATGGGGGAGGGCTTCGGCTCTCCTCCTAACTTTTGACGAGGAGGATAAACATATGTGCTGCAATTCAAACGGTAGCTGTGGCTGCCAGAAGCCAATCGCAAGATATTACAATCAGACGACGCAGGCATTCGCCGCCAACACCATTACACAGCTTGCTGTGAATGCCAATCAGGTTATTCTTGAAGGCAAGGCCATTGTTCCTTCCCTCAATGAATACAGAATCGACAAGACTGGTCTCTATCACATTAGTTGTGATGTTGTGCTGCTTGGCACGACTGCGGGTAATGTGACCATCCTCTGCTATCTTGATGGTGTTGCAATGCCTTGCACAGACAGACGAGTAACCCTCGTTGCCGATGCATATGCTTCTGTACACCTCGAAACTGATATTCTGTTCAATCAGGTATGCCAGTGCCGGAATAACACTTCCCACACCATCACCTTTGCTGTTGTCAGTACCGGTGGTGCTGGTAATGTTGTAAACGTGTGTACTGGTGTAAATAAGCGTTAAGGAGTGTTGAAAATGCTCACATGTGAATACTTTGAGCAAGAGATCGACAAGATCCTCGAACGCGATCATTTGAGCTGTAATAGCCTTACTGTACTAAAGGATTTGCTCGTAACCAAACACTTCCTTGAGAAGGACATGGCTGCGAACGCCGAATTCACAGAAGAAATCGCTCGTGAATGGGTTTCTCACATGGAAAACGTAGACGGCACTATGGGTGCCCATTGGTCTCTTGATGAGACGACTACCGTCCGCGACAAACTTGGTATGAAGCGCATTTGCAAGTATGAATTCTGGGCTGTTATGAACTCTCTGTATTCTGATTACGGTAAGACGTTGGCAAAGGTCAACGCGACGCCGGAAATCTACGGGGAGCTTGCCCGTGATTGGATCGAGGATGATGATGCTGTTAAAGCCAAGGCGGCTGCATATTTTAGATATGTGGTAGCACACGACTGAGAGGTACGACCATGGGCGGACAGCAATTGATTACTTTAATCGTGGCAATGTTCGCTTCAACAGGATTTTGGGCGTTTGTACGTACCGTATACGAACATAGGTGCGAGAAAAAGAAAGAGGCACAAAACCAGGTAAGTTACGAGCTGGTCGATAATTTGCGCAAGGCTTTGTTGGGTGTTATGCACTCAATGATATTTTCCTTAGGCAATGACTATATCGCTCGTGACGGCATCACGCTTGCAGAGTACAATAATTTCATGGTACTGTATAAGCCTTACGAAACTTTAGGCGGTAATGGTACTGGCAAAAAGCTCAAGGATGAAATTGAGAAATGCAAGATTATTGATGACTATGATGCTTAAATAATAGGCGATCCTCCGGCGAAGCATGAATGTGTAGACGCAAGAAGACGTACTTCAACTATTTATATTCCTACACCATTCCTACATCGTCGGAGGGTTTTGCTTAGAGCTGCAAACATTTCTTTTGCATGATTGACATTTTTTAACAATGCTCTATCGTGAAATTCTAATCGTATAAATATTGATATTTCACATTAAACAAAATAAAACCAGAACTTATTAGCCTCTTTTGATGTGCTTAAAATTGGCACACTCATACACCATTCCTACAACTCATTTAATTTTTTCTATTTCTTCTCTCAGCCATACTATAGGTCTGTCCGTGTAAGTTTGCTCGGTTATATCTGTTATTGCATGTCCAACGATTCTTTTTAGAGCGTATTCGTCCATATTAGCCGCTTTGGCCATGGTTATGAAATGTTTTCTGCAATCATGGGGGAGATGCCCGTCATTGCATTTTGCTGTTTTCATGACATTTCCAAAGTTTTTTCTATAACAATTGTATGTCATTCTATTGGTTTTTCCTTTGTATGTAACCGGGAACAGCCATTCAGATCCTTCCGATTTAGTCCAGAATTCAAAGAAAATACTTTGCACTCTTGAATGAATCGGAACAACTCTATTTTTACCGGATTTCGTCTTAGAACCTCCGGTTATTGTCATATCAGAAAGATCGACATCGCTTCGTTTTATATTTAGCATCTCGGATGGGCGCCATCCGGTGTAACACTGGAAAAGTACCATCTTGGCATTTCTATTTTCTTTTGCAAGCTGCCAAAGCGATGCTATCTCTTCTTGCGTAAAAGACATATGATGCTGCCCTTCGTGATCATTGTCGAATACTATTTCTCTTGAATAATTTCTGGTCATTAGATTTCTAACAAGTGCATAATCGCATAACTGATTCAACGTACTTTTAACCAGAGAAGCCGTGGATTTAGCATATATTTTTTCGCCATTAACGGTTTTGTATGGGTTATTAAACAGCGTGTTTAAGTGCCTACTTCTAACCGATTGAACAGTCATATTATGTATCTGTTCGCAGTAAGCCCATGCATACTTTATATTTTTAATGGTTTTTGGGTTCCGAACATTGTGCTCTGTGATCCACAGGTTAAACAATTCATTCATGGTCATTGTCGTAGAGAGGTCGTATGGGTCTTTATTATATTCCATAAGTGCCTCGTACGCTTCGTTGTACGTGCGAAAATACGCTTTTGGCCTAAGAGGTTTAACAATCGGTCTTCCTGTCTCATCCTTATCTACGGTCACCATAGCACGGTATGGGTTTACTAGGTTCTTCCCTGTAATCTTTGATATTTGCCCAAATCCATTTGGCAGCCGTCTGTGCTGACGAGGCTTCTTTCTACAGCGAGTATTATATTTTTGCTCATTCAAAGGAAAGCCGCAGCTTGGGCAAGTGTAGGCTTTTTCACTTACTAAATGTTCGCATTCAGGGCACGTTTTTAACATAGATTAGAAAACCTCCTTCGATATGTTTATATTTGTGTAATTCAGCATTATAGAAACCTGTCGCAAAAATTTCAATGGCTATAATGAACAAATATTTAAGGAGGCGTTTGTATATGACTTATAAACAAATCAATACTAGTCGAGAAATTAGACAATGGATTGGTCTTTGCACCACGACGATTATGGTAATTGTCACGGTATACGAGACCTATCCTCAGGTAAGAGTAAAGGCTAAAAGATGTTGTGAGATCATTAAAGACAAGACTCAAATGATGTTCAAAAGAAGGAGTGTTTAAATGAAAAGTTTATTAGGAGGTATTTGGGCCGCCATTAAATTCGTATTTGGCGTAATCGCAATCGTAGGATTGCTCGGACTTGTGCTGGGTATGTTAATTGGAATGGCGGTCGCTGTATAACTTAATAGACGGGGCATTACAACGCTCCGTCTTTTTTTTTTTCGCCCTCGCAAAAATTTCAATGGCTATAATGAGATAGATGACTATCTTGTAATTAATATTATTTTGGAGGTTTTTATTATGGAAAACAACGAAACTAAGATTTACGATGAGCAGGAACTGAACGATGTCGAAACTCTCGACCTCGATCCCGTTTGCGAGCAGGATGATTCCGAAGTCACGGAAGCTGGCTTTGACGGACTGTCGTTCGCTCTGGGCAGCGTTGCTACCCTTTTGGTGATTAAAGGCATCAAGAAGGTTATCAACAGCGACCCGGTGCAGAACAAGATCAGTGAAGTCAAGGACAAGCTGGCCGAACGTAAGGAGCAGAGAGCCGCAATTAAGGAGGCGAAGAAGAAGTTGAAGGTTGTTAAGTCCAAGCCTGATGTGGTTGAAGGTGAGATTGTTACCGAAGAAAACAACAAGGCTGTTAATGACAAGTAAAGCATTATTCAAAAGAGGAGATCTTTTACAAGGTCTTCTCTTTTCTTTTTGCGACAAAACTTTTATTATACGATACTTGGTTCGACAACTATTGGCACGCATGATGTGGTACATTGTAGTCCGAAAGGAGGCCTATTATGGAACACATCATATTTCCGCATGGATCGGTTCCAATCTCAACTGTGGCAAAAATTTATGGAAAGGACCAGAATTGGGTCAGAAAGGGGATTATTGAAGGTTGGTTACCCATAGGAGTTGCCACAAGAGATGGGATACAAGTCACAGATTTCAAAGAGCAAAACTCAAAGCGCAGGATCAATTACTATGTTTCACCAAAACTTCTGTATGAACAGACTGGATATTTATGGAGGAATGATTGAAATGGTTAACCAGCAGAGAGCCGAATTGAGCAAGAAGAACCCGTACTGGATTCCCAGAGAGAAGTATTATGAGCTTTTATATTTCTCTCGTCAGTACAATACCATGCGTCAGGAAAAGAGGGAGCTTCTTCGAGTCTATCCTACAATTGCGGATAAAGAGTTTACGTCTAAGACTGATATTTCCAGCCCAGTTGAGAAAGCCGTGATGCGAGTCTCGTATCTTAACGAGATGATTGGGCTAATTGAGAATACCGCCAAAGAGGCTGGCGATGATATTTACAAGTGGCTTCTTATTGGCGTTACGTCGGATCGCTCGTATGATTTCCTGTCTCAGCGTATGGATATGCCCGCAAGCAAGGATTTATATTATAAGCGCTATAGAAAATATTTCTACCTTCTCTCCAAAAAGCGTTGAAATGGCAGGCGCTTAATGTTATATTTATAGCACATAAGAAAGGAGACCTGCAAATATGAAACTTACTACGTTCAATTGCCCCGAATGTGGAGCACCACTTGAGCCGGTTGAGGATGCAATGTTTATGTATTGCAAATACTGCGGCGCAAAAATCATGATGGATGACATCGAGTTCTATAAAGAAAACGCTAAAACTCAGCGTGAACGGATTAGAACGGATGCCGAGGTGCGAAAGACCGAACTTAAGCATCAATCGGAAGTAGACTTAGAGCGTGAAAAAAGATTGTCACAGGAATCGGAGGATAGAAGTTTTCTTATCACAGCATGTGTAACATTTGGTTTCATGATATTTCTACTATTACTTGGTTGCGTGTTAAGTGTATTGGGAATAATACAATAGTACAAACATTACGCAGACGACCATTCCATGTGTTATATTTGTAGCATGACCCGCTGGGAGAAATCCTGGCGGGATTTTCTTTCGCAAAAAATACAGACGTTTTAATGAAATCAAATGAAAGGAGATTTCGTTATGGAAAATAAAATTGCAGGAATGATTGACGAGGCAATTGAGGAGGCTATTAAGCAGCTCCAAATTACCCAGAAGGGTTCGCCCGAGTACAATCAAATGGTGACAAACATTGCAAAGCTTAATGAGCAGAGACTCAAGGAAGCGGAGCTTGATGCGGACGCCACTTCTAAAGCAATCGACCGAGCCATGGAAGATGAGAAAATGGCTCACGAGATGGCGCTTAAGAACGAGGAGACGCGTCAGACAAAGCTGAAAGGGTACTTTGATCTGGCTAAGAGTGGATTGGCCTTGGTTGGTACGGTTGGAATGAGCCTTTTGGTAATCGGAGCTGAAGATATCGGCCCGGTTGTATCTAAGGCATTCTCGTTTATTCCCAGACCGAAGTTCTAATTGATTTAGGAAAGACTGTGTGATTTACATGCAGTCTTTTCTTTTCTCGGAGGTATTTATGCGTTACCATTACAGACCAGGGCCTATTTCATCCTCGATCTATGCGAAAACTTATATTTGCAACCACCCTGTATATGACAGATGCACGCTATATAGGAACGGCAAGCGTGGACTTGCTGTGATTCAGCAGCGGTATATTGCAAAAACGAAGGCTACATGGTGGTCAAACATAGATTCGTGGTTGGTTGATGAGATCTACATGAATCAGAAATTCGCAGTGGTTTTCGAAAAGTATGCAGATGAGGAAAAAGATGGTCTTTACCCGACGATGACAGTTCGTCAATTAATGTGGAAATTGCGCATGAAGCCTATTCCGAGAGAGAAATGGGAGACCGTATTTGACAGATGTCCTTTCTAGTAAATTGTGCTTGCTTTCCTGTCGACACTATGCTATCATCAGAGTGCCCACATTTTAAAGGAGGTAAACCCTATGCTTATAAAAGTCACATGCAACAAGTGCGGTTCTGAGATTACTATGGAGGATTGGGATGATATTATCTGCGAAGAGTGCGGAAACAACATCTGGGTAGACAATGGGACGGTCTACCAGGAATGTGAGGACGAGTTCCACAGTGATATTATTGGCGATGCGATAGGTGTTTCAATGGCAGAAGCGTATGAGTATTTCGGCGATCCAGACGATGAAGATTGGATGGAGTGATATTTTCAACTCGCAAAAAATACATTGTCTCTTATGAAGGAACAAAACTTTATAGGAGGTTTTTACTATGAAAAAACTGAAGCTGTTTGTTGATGATTATGTGGAGCTTTATTATTATAGCATTGCGTTCACCAAGAAACACTGGCTCGGATGCCTAATTTATATGATCTTTTTGGTCGTATATGTTATGCTGATGACGTCGGAGTGGTTCTATGATGCTTTGCATAACACAAGCGTGCGCATCGGTCGTCTTAGAAACAGAATTATTCATGCTTTCAAGAAACGTAAGAAGTAAATGTTCAACGAGAAGAGAACTCATTCGTGGGTTCTCTTTTTTGTTGCTTTTAGAAAGGAGATTCGTATGCATTTCAACATTAACACGACTAGGATTGGCGCATCCATCGCAAAAGCAGTGCCTCATATTTTTACGGGGGCTGGAATTCTTTGGTTTGGAATCGGAGTAGTTGGCACGTTCAATCTTGGGCGAAAAGCTGCTTCGGAATGGAATGATATGGATGAAAAGAAGGCAAAAGATATTCTCATTAAAGATGTCTTGCCTGTAGCAGGTGCGCTTGCCATTGGCACGTCTTGTGTAATCATGTCTGATATTTGCAATACAAAGATGCTCCGTGCTACAGAGCACGCATATAACAATGTAGTTAAGAATTATCGGGAATACAAAGCGGCCGTTATCGGGGCGCTTGGAGCAGAGGCAAACAAGATTGCGATGAAAGCTTCGGTGGAGGATAAGCGACCGGAGCCTGATGAACCTCCTCTGCCACCAAATACATTTCATTTCTACGATGAATACTCACGAAATGACTTTGTGGCAGAATTGGCGGACGTTATCGCTGCCGAATACGACTTCAATCATCTGTTTCAAATCGAAGGCTGCGTGGCAATTAACAAATTCTATGACATGCTAAACCTCCCACATATCGAACGTGGTGACGAGAAGATGTTTGACTGTGGTGAGATTGCTGATTGGTCTGGCTGTGTATGGATTGATTTCGCTAATGTAGAACATATCGAAGATGATGGAACGAAGTGGTATTCAATCCACATGGACCCATACCCCACTATAGACGGGATTCTTGATTGGGACAGTTATGTAAACGAGAACAAGGTGCTTGGCGCCATGTTTAATCATTGATATTTGGAGGAATTATTATGCCTAAAGAAATCAAAACCATTAAGGTGATTGTTGACATTGTCGGCTCCGTTTCTGTCGCAACTCTTATCTATTGTCTTGGTTACCTAAATGGGTACAAAGCCGCTATGTTTAATCATTGATATTCTCGCAAAAATTTCCATCAGCATAATGAGGAGGTGAGTAACCTATGAAAAATCTGACAAAAGGCGAGATCGTCGGTGTAATTGGATCTGCGATTCTTACGGCTTTTGCTGGCGTATTATTAAATATCGCCACGCTTAGCGCAAACAAAGAAGAGATCCATGAAACCGTAAAGCGCGAATTGGAGGAAAGAAATGAGGTAGAACCTTAGTCATGAAAGGGACTGTATGAGAAATCATACGGTCTCTTTTTATTTTTCAAGGAGAAAGAAATGATCTACAGAGAAACTAATCCGATCGAAACGCTTGATGAAATCATGGAGGTATTCAGCGGTGACGAACTTGTAGATAAGCTTCGTGCATCGTATGGATATTCTGATTTGGAAATTGATGACGTGCTCATCGAATATGGAAGGAGATAAATAATGAACTTGAGAATTTCCCCGAAGGGAATTATTGGTGCAGTAAATGGGTTTGTCAATGCTCATGGCCATGAACTATTGGCCGCAGTAGGCATCTCTTCTTTTGTGACATCCATCGTTCTCGCAGTTAAGGTAACTCCTACTGTCCAAAAAGATATTTGTGATGCCGAGGAAGAAAAGGGCGAATCTCTCACGAAAACCGAAATCGTGAAGATTGCCGGTAAACATTATATTCCAGCTGCGGTTGCAGCAGTCAGTGGCGCGGCATGTGTTATTGGCGCTACCGTTATGGAAAACAAGAAAGTTGCTGCGGTTGCAACCCTGTGCCAGTTGACCGAGGACAATCTGCGTGACTTGAAAGCGCACGTCGCTGAGACAATTGGCGAGCGTAAAGCTCAGACAGTGATCGAAGAGACTGCCGCCAATAAAGTGGCGAATAAAGAAATCACGGAAGACAACTTTGTCCATACAAGATATGGTGAAAGTATCTTTTATGATCCGTGGAGTGCAAGGTTCTTTAGCTCCACGAAAGATCGAGTTGAAAGAGCTGTAAATGCGATCAACCTAAGACTAACCGGATGCGACTTTGTCTCGCTGAATGAGTTCTACGATGAGCTTGATATTCCGAACACGAACTTCGGTAATTACTGTGGTTGGACAAGTCAGCTCGGCGAAATCTTGCACGTATCTTATGGCTATGGGCCTGTACCGGATGGTCGAAGCTGTTCTGTGCTTGACTATACCGTTTACATGGAAGATTCCATTAGAAAGATGACCGGTGTAAGCGAAGTAATTGTGTAAAGGAGGACTTATGGATAACGATATTAAGAAACACGAATCCGTAGTCAAAGGTAAGACAGAAGTAAGCAAAAACCTTGATGTTGGAAATTTATTTTCCAAGTTTGTGTGCGACGGAGTTAAGACTGCTGGCAAATCAATGATTTCTGATGTCTTTCTCCCGAAGTGTAAGCAGGCCGTTTACGATACGCTCGTGAACGGTCTTAATGTTTTGTTCTGGGGGCCTGGAGGCAAACGTCCTATGTCTGGATCAAGTACAGGAGCAAGAATCCAGTATGCATCAGCAAGTGGAGCTAAGCCTGTGACGAACACACAGCGTGTTTCTCCAACGGTTAAACGGACGGTTGATCCGGAGGATATTACGTTCGAAAGCAGAATGGATGCCCAGAACGTATATGACACAATGGTTGATATTATTGACCAATACGATCGGGTAAGTCTCGCCGAATTTATGGAGTTGGCTGATATTCCGAACGACGACTTCACCTATCGCAAATACGGCTGGACAAGCTTACCGCCTGCCGATATTCGTAGACTTGGAAATGGATCTTATTATATTCGTTTCCCCAAAATGCAAATCATTTAATTTTTAGGAGGATATTTTATGAATCTCGCAAGTATGGCCACAACCCTGAACAAAGTCGGTAACGCCGCGCTTAGAACTCTGGAGCATCATGCTCCTAAAATTCTGCTCGGCGTAAGCATCGTCTGTGGCGTTGGTGCTACCGTTACCGCATGTAAGGCGACCTTGAAACTGCCTGAGACCATGAAGGAGATTAACGAGCAGGTTGATGCCGCTAAGAACATCGTCGTCGATGAGGATGACAAGCCTGCACATGCTGATGCAGAAAAAGAAAAGAACCACGAAGTTGCAAAGGCTTATATTTCCGGCGGCGTGAAGTTGGCAAAGCTGTATGGCCCTTCCATCGGTTTGACCGCTTCTTCCATTGTATGCGCACTGGCAGGTAGTCGTGTTATGAACAAGCGTTATGCCGGTGCATTGGCTGCGATCAACTCCACCGAGAAGATGTTCAGCGAATACCGTAAACGTGTGGTCGAGGAATTGGGGGTTGATAAGGACACTCAGTTCGCCAATGGCATCCGCGAAGTCGTGACCGAGGAGCCTATTCTGGACAAGAATGGCAATCCCAAGACCGATAAGAACGGCGAAGTGAAGACAACAAAGAAGACCGAACTGGAGTATAATCCTGACGTAAACAAGTATTCTCGTATGTTTGACGAAGTGTCCACCAACGAATGGGCCCCAAATGCGGATTATAACAAAACAAGACTTATGAGCTGTCAGAACTACTTCAATGAAATGCTGCACGTCTATAGATATGTCTTCCTGAATGATGTGTATAAGTATCTTGGTTATCCTATCACGGCATATGGCCAGGACGTTGGTTGGATTATCGATGAAGACACTCCTGATCCTACTATCGACCTGGGTTTGTATGATTTCAACGCAAATGGTAGCAGACGTATCGATGATTTGGATGAGCACACCAACGCGATCCTGCTGACCTTCAAGAACGTTCGTTACATCAAGGATAAAGTTTATCGTGCTCAGCGTATGTTTTGATATTTTCGAAGACATCGACAATTTGTGGGATAGACGTTGAAAGGAGATAAATATGACTTATAAGGAACCGTTGATCTTCATTGCTGGTGCGGCCATTGGCGCCGCTGTGACTGCGTTTGTTATGCGTCGTCGCTGTGATATTCGCATCAACAATGAGGTCGAAGAGGCTCGTAGCGCTTATAATGAGAAGCTGTCCAATCTAAGCATGAAGAACAGAAACAAGCCTGATATTTCTGAGCTTGTCAAAAGTGTTCTGCCGGATGACGTTTCTACGGAGGTTAAAACTCCCGAAAAAAGTGACTACAAGAAGTACGCCACCGTTACTGAAGAAGAGCCTGAGAATGTAGTCGTCAAGGCCAACGATGATATTCACATCGTATCCGAAGAGGACTATATGTATGATGGTAGCTACGAGAAGTTGACCGTCATTATTTATGCGGATGGCACTCTGGCCAGGGACGATGACGACGATCTTCTTGATATTGAAGATTCTATTGGCAGCACCGGTTATGATGCAGTCATGCATAATCCTGATCCTAGCGATGCTGTTTATATTCGTAACGAATTGAGCAATATTGACTACGAGGTGCTAACAAGCCAAAAGACATACACTCAGCAGACCGGCGTTTATATTGGCGGAGAAGCGAGGGACTAACGGATGAACCAAACTGAATATGAGTACAGAGAATGGCTCGTGTCATTGGCATTCGGTTTGTGCGAGGGCTTTGGCGACTATAGAGAGCTGTTTGAGTATTTATATTCTCGGGAGTTCATCTATACCGTTCCTAAGGATCGTAACAGAGTTGCCGATGGTCTCTGTCTAAGAGATACATTCTCAGATGCATACGGATATTTTGGAATTCGCGATGACCTCGATATGCCGTGTAACACACTTGAGATCCTCGTATCCATAGCGGACAGATGTGAAAAGCAATTCATGACCGATGCAGAACTGGGTGATAGAACAGGCATGTGGATGTATGGTATGCTTGTGAGTCTGGGCATCGCAGATCTGACGGACGGGTATTTCGATGTTGGAACAGCCAGGAGAGCCATTGATGTTTTCCTGGCTCGTTCTTATTGTCGAAATGGTCGCGGCGGCTTATTCACCGTAAAAAACAGAAACATAGATATGAGAAAAGTCGAAATCTGGAACCAAATGAATTGTTATCTGGACGAGGTGTGTGAATCTATGGATGCTTAAATTATATTTTGAAAGGGGAAAAGGCAGAGATGCTTGATTTTTTGAGGGTTGCAACGAGGCAACCAAAGAAAGGCGTCCTAGAGATCTATCCGAAATTTATATTCGACCATAGTTCAGACCTCATGATCCGTGGTGGTGATTTCTACGCGATTTGGGACGAGAAAAAGAATCTCTGGTCAACTGATGAATTGGATGCTGCACGTCTGATAGACGTAGAGCTTAAGAACTATGCAAACGAACATAGGAACGATTATGCCGATTTCCATGTCCAGGTCATGTATATGTGGGACACAGACAGTGGATCCGTTGACAAATGGCATAAGTTTGTACAGAAGCAATGCCGTGATAATTTCCATTTACTGGATGAGGAGCTCACATTCAGCAACACGGAGATTACGAAGGAAAGCTATGTAAGCAAGAGATTGCCATATTCTTACGAAGATGCTGCCTGCCCCGCATGGGATGAAATTGTTGGTACGCTGTACAATCCAGAAGAAAGGATGAAACTGGAGTGGGCAATTGGATCGATTGTGAGCGGCGAAAGCAAAAACTTGCAGAAATTCATCGTAATGTATGGCGCACCGAAAACTGGCAAATCTACCATTCTAAACATTATTCAGAAACTTTTCGAAGGTTATTGGTGCCCATTTGACGCAAAAACTCTTGGCAGCGCCAATAGCTCATTTGCATTGGAGGCGTTTAGAGGAAATCCACTTGTAGCAATTCAGCATGATGGCGACCTAAGCAGAATTGAGGATAACACTCGACTTAATAGCCTTGTTTCACATGAAGTAATGACGGTCAACGAGAAGTTCAAGTCGTCCTATGCAGCTAAGTTTAACACATTTCTGTTTATGGGAACAAACAAGCCAGTTCGAATCACCGATGCAAAATCGGGTATTATTCGACGCTTAATTGACGTATCACCGAGCGGAAATAGGATTCCATCGGATAGGTATCGTGAGCTAATGTCACAGGTAAAATTTGAACTTGGTGGAATCGCAGCAAAATGCAAGCATGTCTTCGAAGAAGATCCGCATTTTTATGATGAGTATATCCCTTTGGCAATGATGGGTGCATCAAATAGCTTCTATAACTTTGTCCTTGACAATTTTGACAAATTTAAGCAGGATGATGGCACTAGTATGAAGCAAGCTTGGGAGATGTACAAGAATTACAATGCCGAGGCCAATGTTACGTATGGATATTCTCAAATGCTCTTCAAAGAGGAACTGAAGTCGTATTTCAAGGAATTCTATGAGCGCACGACACTTGAGAACGGAACAAGGGTATGGAATTATTACAAAGGGTTTCTTTCCGAGAAGTTTGAGCTGCCAGAAAGTATGACACAGATTGATATTTCTGGCATAGACTTCCCGATGAATTGCAAAGAGTCTTTATTCGACAAGGAATTTGCGGATTGCCCGGCGCAATATGCGACTCAAAGTGGAACACCTCTTAAAAAGTGGTCCGATGTAACAACGAAGCTGAGTGATATTTCGACAAATATTCTACATTACGTTAACATTCCAGAAGACCGTAATGTGATATTTATCGACTTCGACCTGAAGGATCCTCAGGGCAACAAATCATTTCAACTGAACGCCGAAGCTGCGAGTAAATGGCCTAAGACATATGCAGAGCTGAGCAAAGGAGGTGAGGGAATACATCTTGTGTACTATTACACGGGAGACGCATCTAAGCTCAGTGCTTTATATTCTCAGGATGTTGAGATTAAGGTCTTTACCGGTGGCAGTTCTATGCGTAGAAGACTAAGCAGATGTAATGATATTCCCATCGCAACAATCAGCTCTGGCTTGCCAATTAAGGAGGTAAAACAAGTGGTTGATTGGAAGGGGTTTCAAGATGAAAAACATCTGCGGGCCTGTGTTGCAAGAAACCTTCTGAAAAAAAATGTCCCGTATACTAAGCCCAGCATCGACTTGATATTTAAGGATCTTGAACAGGCGTACAACTCCGGTATGGTATACGACCTGACGAACATGATCCCAGATGTACAAGCCTTTGCGCTCAGAAGCACTCACCAATCAGATTATTGCATGAAGCAGGTTGCAAAGATGAAGTTCAAATCTGAAACTGAATCCGAATGCGCTGACGCTCCCGGTGATGATCTGGTGTTCTTTGACGTTGAAGTATTCCCAAATCTGTTTGTGGTTGTGTATAAGATGCGTGGGAAACCTTGTGTGCGAATGATCAATCCTACTGCCGATCAGATTGAGATGCTTTGCAAGATGCGACTGGTTGGTTTCAACAATCGCGACTACGATAACCATATGTTGTATGCACGAATGATGAAATACTCAAATGAGGATCTTTACAAACTATCGAGAAGCATCATTAAAGAAAAGCGTGGTAAATTTGGTGGGGCTTACAACTTAAGTTACACTGATATTTACGACTTTTCTTCAACGAAGCAGAGCCTGAAAAAGTGGGAGATTGCACTTGGCATCCATCATCTTGAATTGGAATTCCCGTGGGACGATCCGGTGCCAGAGGAGTATTGGGATAAAGTGGCAGAATATTGTGAAAACGACGTAATTTCTACGGAGGCGTTGTTCGATCATTTGGAGCATACCGATTTTCTCGCAAGAGAGATCCTTGCTGACCTTGCTGGCATGTCCGTGAACACCAAGACAAATGACCTTACTGCTCAAATTATATTTGGGCAAGATAAGAAACATACGCAACTTGTTTACACGCATCTCGATACTGGAGAACAGGAACTACCACCTGGAGTTGAGCCGTCTAAGGAGAACAACCGTTTTCCTGGTTATGAGTATGTCAATGGCAAGAACATGTTTCGAGGTGAAGATCTTGGACGTGGCGGATGGGTTCTTGGCGATCCAGGTATCTATCTAAACGTGGCTCTTCTTGATATTGCAAGTATGCATCCGAATTCTGCTGTTGCGCTGATGTTCTTTGGAAAACATACAGAGAACTTCAAACAGCTTCTTCAGGCACGTATTTATATTAAGCATAAGGATTATGAATCTGCAAAGAAGTTGTTTGATGGTAAGCTTTCAAAATATTTAGACGACCCGAAAATGGCGAAGCAGTTATCTAAAGCACTAAAGATTCCGATCAATGCGGTTTACGGACTTACTTCTGCTCGGTTTGAGAATCCGTTCTATGATAAGAGAAATGTCAATAACATCGTTGCTCTTCGCGGGGCGTTGTTCATGAAGACTTTGTATGACGAGGTCACTGCAAAAGGATTTAAGATATTCCATGTCAAGACGGACTCTATTAAGATCGCCGATGCGACTCCAGAAATAATCAAATTCTGCATGGATTTCGCCACGCAATATGGCTACACATTTGAACATGAGGCATCTTATGAAAAGATTTGTCTCGTCAATAACGCCGTGTATGTCGCAAAGGCAGCTACACCTGAATGGTGCCAGAAGACATACGGATATTTGCCTGAAAAGAATGAGCCTAGCTACCTTGAAAGCGAAGGATATTGGGCAGCAACAGGTACTCAGTTCCAGGTTCCGTATGTGTTTAAGACTCTGTTCTCAAAGCAGCCTATCGATTTCGAAGACAAATGTGAGGTTAAATCTTCTAAGGAAGGAGCTTTATATTTGGACTTTGATGAGAACCTTCCAGATGGCGAACACTCTTATCGGTTTGTTGGTAAGGTTGGACAATTTACTCCGATCAAGGAGGGTTGTAGCGGCGCAAGACTTCTTGCTAAACGTGAAGACAAAAAGACTGGCGAGACCAAGTTCGTTGGTGTAACCGGCACGATTGGATATCGTTGGATGGAATCTGAAATTGTCCGCATGACAAATAAGCAGGAGCTTGCCGACGAGAATTATTATATTTCGCTTGTCAATGACGCCAAGGATGCTGTTAGTAAATATGGCGACTTCGAGTGGTTCGCAAGCTGATATTTGAAAGGAGAATCAAATGCTGAAAGAAAAAGCTCAGAACGCAGTTGGCGAAACTGTCGTCGACGGTATTAAGAGTAAACTCAAACAGGATCTGAAGGAAAATTGGAAAGATTATGCGCTCGTGGCGGCTGGATTGATTGGAGCTGCTGCGGGCGTTAATCTTTTGTTTAATGCAATTAACCGCCCTGTTGCGAATCGTAGCAACATTCACTTTTATATTCACATTGTTTAATTTTTAAATAAGGAGACTGAATTAACTATGAATAACCTCAAGATTGAAAACGCTCACATCATGTATAAGAATTTCGCCGGCACTCGTGACACCTATCACCCAGGCAAGCGTAACTTCTCCGTCGAACTCAGCGATGAGGAGGCAACTGCACTGGAGGCCGATGGCTGGAACGTTCGCCGTAAACCCAGTAAGGCAGACCCTGACGTCATTATCAACTCTCTGCCTGTTGACGTGCGGTTCGACTTTTTCCCTCCTAAGGTCGTTATGATCGGCGAGAGCAGCAAGAAAGTAACCTATCTCGACGAGACTACAGTTGGTCAGCTCGATACTGCTGCTATCGTGAATGTCGATCTCATGATTCGTCCTCGTGAGTGGACCGCCGTTGGTAAGAGTGGCGTTAAGGCATATCTTAAGACCGCTTATATTACCATTGAGGAAGATGATCTGGATCTGAAGTATGCCGATCTGCTCAACGACGCCGGTAATTATATTTCCGGTAATACAGCCGACGACGAAGTTGATGGCGACCAGCTGCCCTTCTAAGGAGTGTGAATAATGGAAAACGTAAATCATCCGTATCATTATAACGCATCAAATAAGATCAATGGAATTGAGTGTATCGATGCGCTTGACGCTTGTGTGTCCACATACACGAATCCTATTCATGCAACGTACGTATGGAATGTAATTAAATACTTATGGCGAGCACCTCTGAAAGGAAAATACGACGAAGACATCAAAAAAGCCAAGTGGTACTTAGACCGTTTGGTGAGTTGTTTGGATAGGTCGGTGGATCCTGATGCCGATTAAGCTGTATGACCATCAGCTTGATGCTCTAAATGATATTTCTAATGGTTGTATTCTGTGCGGTGGCGTTGGTAGCGGTAAGTCTATCACTGCTATCGCATGGTATTACCTCCAAAATGGAGGCTCCATAGAGACACTTAAAGGCGGGGATTACATAAAAATGCCTGATCCGCCAAAAGATCTTTATATTATTACAACCGGTAGAAAGCGGGACACCAAGGAGTGGGAAGGGGAGTTGCTCCCTTTCCTGCTCTCATCCATTGAACAATATTTATATTCCAATAAAATAGTCATCGATAGCTGGAACAACATACCAAAGTACGTTGGAATCCACGATGCAATATTTATATTTGATGAGCAGCGCGTTGTTGGGTATGGCACTTGGACAAAAAGCTTTTTGAAAATTACAAAAAGCAATATGTGGATCATGCTATCGGCAACTCCTGGCGATACATGGACGGATTATATACCGGTGTTTATTGCAAATGGGTTCTATCGCAACAAGACAGAGTTCAATGAAATGCATGTTGTGTTTAAACCATTCTCAAAATTCCCCCAGATTGACAAATACGTAAACATTGAGCGACTCATAAGACTTCGTAACCGTATTCTCGTCGATATGGATTTCAATCGTCCAACCGTAAGGCATAGCTTTGTGCTCCCTTGTGAGTATGACATTGATATTTACAAATCAATCACGAAGGATCGTTGGAACCCATACAAAAAAGAGCCAATTATGAATGCATCTGATCTTTGTAGCGTGTGGCGGAGGAGTGTTAATGAAGACCCATCAAGATCCGAACAAATTCTTGATATTTGTTCGCAGCGAAAGCGAGTCATCATCTTCTATAACTTCGACTATGAGCTTGATATTTTGAGAAGTCTGCCATATGGAGATGACGTTGCCATAGCAGAATGGAACGGGCATAAGCATCAAGAAATCCCGTCTACAGATCGTTGGGTGTACCTTGTGCAGTACATCGCCGGAGCTGAAGGTTGGAACTGCATCAAAACCGACACAATTATATTCTATTCTCAGACGTACTCTTATCGTACACTTGAACAATCTATGGGTAGAATAGATCGTCTTAATACACCGTATCGAGACTTATATTACTACCATTTAAGAAGCAAAGCGCCTATCGACATTGCAATTGCACGGGCGCTTAGAAGCAAAAAGAAATTTAATGAGACACGCTATGTGTCATCCATGACTAAAACAAAAGGAGTAACAAATTATGCGAAAGTATCTGCGTAACATTGCTAGAAAAAATATGGAAAAGGCTGGTGTAAAGCATTTCAATCGGCATCGTGGTAGAGACGGTAAACGCACCGATTCTTACTTTGCACTTAACTGGAGGGATTGGGTTAATGCCTGATATTCGGCAGTTTGAGGTTGACTTCAACACCTATTGCAAGCTCTGTAAGCATAAGGATGTATTGGATGTCGACGAGCCTTGTAACGAGTGCCTGACGCAGTTCTGGAACTGGAATTCTTCCAAACCAATTAATTATATTCCAGCGAGCAAAAGCGACTCTGTACGGTCTAGGAAGGCGGACAAAGGACGTGGTAAATAACCTCGCAAAAAATTCAGTCCTTATAATGAAAGGAGCTGAGAAGCTATGGAATCTAAAAACCAAATCTTCTATTATGGATTAGGAGGAGCGGACAAGAACTTCAGAGCCCTAAACTTTGAATTCATCGAATCCAGTAAGTATTCGATCTGGGTTGAGAACCTGGTGATCAACAATATGTTGGAAAGAAATCCAAGCATTGTTGAGATCTATGCGATCGACAACAGACGAGGACTTAAATGGGATTTCGCTGAATCCATTCGTGAGGGCAGTGTTGAATCCTGTCAGTTATTCAAAGACATTCTTAGAAGGGAAGGCAAGAAGGTTTATCCGGCTAATGCTTAACCTTTATGGAACCTGGTGTATTTTACATCGGGTTCCAATTTTTATATTTCGGAAGGAGAACGAAATTTATGGGATACTCAATCGATCAGGTAAAGGAGAATATGCCTCAAATTGGTGAAGAGGCAAACGGAGGCATCGTCGACTATGTTAACGTTGAGCACCTTTGGTATCGCGTTATGAGGCGAGATGGAACGAACGAGGCATTTAAGATGCCAAAAGCGAAAAGAATTACTGGGAATAACAAGAAAGTTAATACTCGAATCAAGAATCCGAAAACTTTTCCGGTGTTGGATATTTAGGAGGTTAGTTATGGAAGTAAAAAGAGTAATTATCCGTAGGCCTGTATCCGATGCCGATAAATTGAGAGCGCTGACTATTGTTGCAAATATAGATATGGCTCGGTTTACACAGCTGATTAGTCCAGACAATCATAGCCATTCGTTAGATGATATTCTTTTTGTCACAAAGACAATAACTGCAATGGACAATGCGTCAAAACTTTTTGGGTTTTCGAGTGTGACCGACTTTGCAGATTTTATGAAAATTTACGGTGTCGATGCTCTTACATAGAAAGGAGAACTGATATTTATGGAAGGCAATACCATTGTTTGTGATGATGACATCAACGTTGTTAATATCGAACTTTTCAGAAGAACCGGAGTCGAATATGCATGGGAAAATCGGTACCGTTGCGTTTGCTGCAAAAAGCCCGTTTCTGCAGATGATAGCTATTCAAGTAGTGGTCATCGTCTGATTTGCGAAGCTTGTTATAACAAGCACTTTGATGGCAATATTTTAAAGGCGCATAAATGGATGCGTAAAGACAAGACACGATAAAAACATGGAGGAATTATATTTATGATTAAGATTGAAAACACTCAGGTCGTTGGTTGGGAAGCTGTTGTTCGTGGTATGCGGAATCCGTTGAACTCTTGGGATAAGAGCGATAGTGTCTTTGTTAAGGATGATGAATACTATGATATTAACGGTAACAGCGGACCTTACAATGGAGTAGTTACCGACGACGAAACGTTTTTTGTTGCTGGTCCGAAAGATCTCGACCTTATGAAGCGTCTTCGCAATGCCGGTACGGACCATCGTAAGTTCATGCGGATGATTACCGTGTATGTTGATATTACGGCTCCGCTGTACTGGTGGAAAGAATTCGATACGTACAAAGTAGGTACGGTTGCAAACTCTTGCTCCACGATGCACAAGATTGCAGCGAAGGAGTTTACGCTGGAGGATTTTAGTTGTGAGCATCTTTTTGACGTTAAAGATATGATCCACTCGGATCAACGTAATGAAAACAGCATCAATAAAGATATTGCTTTTGCGGCTGTAAATGTTAATGGGAACGATTGTTATTTTACTCCCAAGGGGTTTATTCAGATGACCTGTAACATCCTGAACCGCTACCGCAACCGTTTTCTTGAAACGAACGATAAGCGGTACTGGTGGCAGATGATCCAGCTCCTGCCAAGTTCTTACAACCAGCGCCGGACGGTCATGCTGAACTATGAGGTTCTGGCAAACATGTACAGATCTCGTAAAAACCATAAGTTGGATGAGTGGCATACGCTCTGCAATTGGATTGAGGGTCTGCCATATTCGGAGCTGATTACTGGTAAAGAGGAAAATTATGGCTGATGCCTTAATAATTAAATGCCGTACACAACTTTCATGCGAACAATTACGGACTATCCTTGATCATCTTAAAGCTCAGAAAGAGAATGGAGTGATTCTTCTTCCACCTTATTTAGAAGCTCAAACGATTCCCGATGATATTGAAATCAAACTTATTGATGAAAGGGGAGAACCAGTTGAATGATTAAAATGTTCATCAAAAAGCCTGTGAAGGTTCAGGCGGTTCAATGGACTGGGAATAATTATGGAGAGATTGCCTGTTTTATTGGGCATGTTCGCTCTGTGTATCATTTAAACGACGAATATATAATTATTGATACGTTTGAAGGAGATCACTGCTTAAGAAATGGCGATTGGATCATTCGTGGATTTAATGGTGAAATCTATTCATGCGATCCTGATATTTTTGAAAAGACGTATGATGTATTGGATGTCGACGAGCCTTGTGAGGAGGTTGCCGAATGATTTGGCCAGACGATGTCTCATTTGAAGGATATTCTAAAAAGGTATCTGAATGGTTCAACGACCCAAATCACTTTATCGGTGACCCTCCAATTGATGCGCAGTACGCTCTCGACCTTATATTTGGATGATCCGGAATACATTCTGGTAAAAATTGAAAAATGATTAAATTAAGAGCAAGGACTCAGAGTAAAATCTGGGTCTTTTCTCTTTTTATATTTTTGAAAAGACACATGAGGAGGTTTTTATGACCCGCAAACGAGCAATTAAGAAACTTATGGGCCACGGTTACAGTCGAAATGAGGCCGAATTCTGGCAGTCGCGTATTGTTGAATGGCTTGGGTGTAATAAAGCAGTCATAAGATACGTCGAGTATATTATTCCTAATCATTGTTACTTTGATAAAGCAAAACTTATATTTGGAGTTGATGTAGCTAATGAACCGTGAAGAATTTATATCTGAGCTGAATAAGCGAGAGGCGTGTTTTGAGCTTGACATTGATAAGTATCGTTTTATTTTAGCAAAAAGTTTTATAGTCGATGGAGATGAAAAGAAGCTGCAAATTGCTCAAGAGGAATGTGCAGAACTCATCCAGGCAATCAGCAAAAGATTGCGTGGAATTGCTAAAGACGATACTGATATTCTCGAAGAACTTGCGGATGTAAAAATTTGCCTGGATATGATTGCAACGGCCTGTTGCTTCACGGGGAATGATATTCAGAGAGCAATCGACGTGAAAATCGAACGAGAACGAAAACGGCTTAACTCTATGGGCATTACCGTTTAAAAATTTGAACCAGCAGCACGAAAGGAGATTATATTTATGACTTTCCAGTTTATAGTTGAATATATCGAACCTGAATGCGATTTGCCTTTCAACTTTGGATATACAGAGGAAGAATACAAAGACCTCGGCGGTCGAATCAAGTCCAAGCGCATCCGAGCAAAGAATGGAGGGCAGGCCATTAAGATTTTTCAGCAGAAGTATCCGAAGCTTGAAATTATCGGATGGAGGTAATGAGAATGGGTTGTTTTGATTTTATGGGTTTGTTAAGAATACTTAAAGAGAAAGACTAACTATTAAAAGTCAAGTCCCAATTTAGCGGTGGTGGTGCGAAAACTTAAACAGCAAAAACGGTATGACAAGCAGAGCGTCGCTGACGGCGCTCTAAGGAAGGCTTGACAGGGTTTAGACGGCGGCTCGTCTGTATGGCTGCCTGGTCTGCTCCATTGCGTAGATCAAGCGCACAAGCTTCTTGGCAGCATGAGAAATGGCGACATTGTAATGCTTTCCCTCACCTCGCTTCTTGGCAAGATAGGCCGCGAATATTGGGTCCCAGTTACAGACAAATTTGGCAGCATTGAAAATGGCATAACGCAGATACCTGGAGCCTCGTTTCTCCATGTGGGCGTAGCTGCTGGTAAGCTGTCCCGACTGGTAGGTAGATGGCGAGAGGCCAGCGTAAGCGAGAATTTTATCCGCGGAATCAAAATTGGAGAAGTCTCCGACTTCAGCCAAAATCATAGCGCCCATGCGGCTGCCAATGCCGGGAATGGACGTAATGGGAGAATGAAGCTTTTCCATTATGGAATCAATTTCTGCTTCAATTTCCTCAATCTCCGCATCCAATTCGCCAATAAGATGGATGGTATGCTTCAGTTCCAGAGACTTTGCCGGCATAGCGGAGCCAATGGATTTTCTGGCAGCGTCCCGGATTTGAATCGCTTTCTCTCTTCCGTAACGGCCTTTGGATGCCTCATGCAGCAAATTTGTCAGCCGGGTCAAGTGTGCGGATGCAACCTGCTTGGCCCCTGGAAATTCACTGAGAAGTGCGTAAACAGATGCCATATGAAGGGTAGGGACCAATTTTTCCAGTTCCGGAAAGAGAATACAGACCAATCTGGCAATGGAGCTTTTCAGCTTTGCCCGCTCTTGAACTTTGTCAAATCTGTATCTTGTTAGTGACTTTAGCTCTTCGTTGTGATATGATATGTCCGTGTAGGACTTGAGGTCCACATCAGACATTAGCATAGTCGCAATGGTTCGCGCATCGATCCGGTCAGTCTTGGTTTTGCGAAGGCTCAGGCTTTTCCGGTATAGGTTGGTGTGCAGCGGATTGATAACATAGGTGGCTAGACCTTTGTTAAGTAGAAATCCAAGAATGTTGTAGCTGTAATGTCCGGTAGCCTCAAGCCCTACTTTTATTTTATCCTCCGGGCGGGTACAGCTGCGAATGGTTTGCAGAAGTGTGTCAAAACCTTCCGCGTTGTTGGCGATGGTGAAGACATCTGCCAGGACTTCACCTTCCGAGTTGAGGATGAAGCAGTCATGCTTATCCTTGGCTACGTCAATTCCCACACAAATCATGATGAATACCTCCGGTATGTTTCTTTCGATGCTGGTTCCACAGGACACTTTACTCTTGTAACCTTGTTCCACATAAACCGTCTGGCGGTATCTAACTGATTAACAATACTGTAAAGGGCTGTGGTTGGAGCCTTTCTGGAACCGTCTTGCGGTAGGAGTGATGTACCGATCCACAGCATCCTTTACAGTGTAGCACATGTCCTTGGAGAGGGACACTAAAAACTACTACTCTATAATACAAGGATACGAGTTGTGTTTACATCCCGGAGAAAGGGACGAATTTCATATTCAGCTGACACATTGGGATTGGGAAACATATAGGCGATTCAATGTAACAGAAATAGTTTCATTGGATGCCATAGAGCAATATCAGAGTGGTCCTGACTGTGCTTTGGTCGATGTTTTTCTAGGCATGATGGAACAGTTGGATAGAAGAAGGGTAGGCGATCTTGGTGACAAATAACCCTTATTATACCCATATCTTTTGCTCATGCGGCGGAATTATTGGAGATGAATCCGGGGAAGTAGACGTCGATATGATTCGATGCCTTAAGTGCGGCAAAGTGTATCCTATTTGGAAGCTGGATTACGACATCATATATCGAAACGAGAAAACCAATTGGATTTACCCGGTTAAAAGAAAGGACTGATATTTATGATCGAAATTGTTAAGCCTGGAAAGCGGGTTGTTTATGAGTTTATTTGTTCGCAATGCGGATGCCAGTACATCGCTGATACAAATGATGTTGATATACTTTTTACATATAAAGATATGGTGTATTCTTGTTGTTGCCCGAATTGCAATTTGGGAAACATTGGCGCCAAAATCACTTATGGAGGTGACAAGGAATGACCGACGCTATGTACAAAGAAATTCAAGAAAGACGTAGAATACTCGGCCTAGATCCCGATGACTTTCTGATTGATATTCCGATGGTGCATCGTATCGTTCAGATCGAGGAGCGCTATGACATTACTGTGTACGCCACTGTTTACAGTAACTTCGGCCCGATTGGGGAGCATCTCACGCTTTTATATTTGACCGAAAACCAGGAAGACTGGGAAGAAGAAAAGAGATGGTTGCGAAAAATGCAGCCAATCGCTTATGTCGTAAACCTGACCTACCCTGAGCTTTCTGAATTCGGCACGGTTATGCTTCGTTCACATGACGGGGTGCTTGAGAGGATCGGATAGAAAAATGGAAACCGTTGTAGATTTTACGAGCGATGAATTCGTGAAATTCCCAGAGCGTTTGAATTTATATTTTCGCTCGCCTCTTACCGTTATTAAAATCAGATCGATGTTGCATAAAGGTTACGTCATCAAGGCTGTCTACTTCGGGGATAGCCTTGATATTCATGATTGGTTTAGAGTCTGTGTAACTTGTCCAAAGATCGGTAAGTATGTTAAATACTATTACACGTTCTCATACGGCGATCGGCATAGCGAAAATGGTCTTATTAAGTTCCTAAGAAGCATCGACGAGACATTGCCTGCGGAGGAATACAAATGAAATTTAGTTGCCATGGATGCACAGAGCGTACACCTACTTGTCATTGTACATGCGAGAAGTATATCGAAGAATCTAAGCAAAATGAGATCGAAAGAAACGCAAGACGCAACTCAGTCGATGCGTACACAATCAATACGATCACAAAGCAAAAGGATTACGCAGCAAAGGCTAGGTTGAGACATCCATTAAGCCCCGGTTGTATTCGTTAAACTCGCAATAATTTCATGCCGTATAATGAAGAGAAAGCAACTCTTAATTAGTACAAATTTATATTATTAAAGGAGAATTATTATGTTTAACGTTGCTATTATCGCTATGGTATGTGTATGCTACCATCTCTATGATGCTCTGGAGACTAAAGAAGAGCAGAAATTCGAAGCTAGAGAAATGGCTAAAGCTAAGGAGGAAGGATATGAAGTTTATTTCGCTTGATATTTATGATCAAGAAGAAGGGACCGATTACGATTCCTCCTTCTTTTTTATTTTTGAAAGGAGAACAAAATAATGCTTGAAATTAATGATGTGGTGAAATTAAATTTAAACGCATGCTGTTATACTTCCGAGGAACGTTCATGTATGGATGGGTTGAAGGCTACGGTAACAGAACTACGCGTTGGTTTTGTCGTAGGCATTGACGATAGGCTTGATCGAGCCGAGGTTGTTTTTGACGGATTGCCGTATACGATGCTTGTTCCAATGGACTTCCTCAAAAAAGTTGGGCGGATCAGGCCGTACGCTATCAATAACGGAATTGAGAGATATGTGCCGGGTAAATGCGTAAAGATAGGGAACTCAATATATCGAATCGCGTATATTGAATTATTCGGAAGTATGTTTGGTGATCTGGAACTTATTTTTGCGCCTCGGGTTTACCTTAATGATAACACTGATAACACTCAGATTCTGGAGTGGGTATCGCCGAGCATATACCACGCTGTGTTTTGGCCCGATGATGTCGACGAGAGTCCGTGTGAAAATGGCAAAGCAAGCATGGGCTATAATGCCAAACAGATATTTGTAGATGATTGTGATGGAGGTTCTTCAATGACAAATGATATTCAAACTGCTATGTGCAACGCTTCTACCAAATTCCAAATGGAAACAAAACTGTTGGGACAGAGTCTGAAAAAGGCTCTTGGGCTTGACATCTCTCCTAACCCTATCCAGAAAGTTATATTCAATGCCCCTGCCACGATTGTCTTCTGGAAAGACGGTTCTAAGACCGTTGTGAAGGCTCAGGGTGACGAATACGACCCGGAGAAGGGTTTGGCTATGGCGATTTCTAGGCACTATCTGTGCGACGTCTGCGGCCTTGAGAGGTATGATGGTGTGTTCAATAGATATTTGCCGAAAGACAAAAATTAAGGAGGTATTCACATGTGCCTTGCTGTAGCGATATTGATATTCTTGCTTTGTCTGTCAATGCTGTTTTACATTATTAAATTCGCGATCGGCTTTGCCATTAGCGTTTGGCTTTTTGGTCTCGTGCTGCTTGCTATCATTAGGACATTATAAAAAGGAGAATTATATTATGCCAATCAAAGATGCTACGAAGGAAGATATTGAGGCTATGAAACGTCGTCTGGCCGAAGCAAAAGCTGGGTTGCAGATGGATCAGGCGGTTAAAATGGCTAGCAAGCACAAAGATGCCAAGAGAGCGGAGGCGAAAACTCATGCCTAAGCGCGTAGATATTTTGAAGCCAGTTCTTCCAATTGGGCCTGTTCATTATACTGTTGACCGATACGTTGATGATATTTTTATCATTCAGCTTTACAAAACCGGTTTGAAGGAGTTGCAATCCTACACTGTTTCGCTTGAGAACATACATGATATTCTCATTAAGTTCAACAAGCTTGGCTATATTGCCGACCGGATCGCATTTTGATATTTTGAGAAGGAGATTGAATCATGATCGTAACAAAGGACACGAACGTAAATGACCTGTGCGCTACCTGCAAAAACCGCTCCATTTGCAAATACGCTCTGACCGACCAGGAGGCTCTCAGCGGCCTCAGGATCGGAGATAGCGATGGGCCGTTCGTTGTATCAATCGAGTGCAAACATCGCATTATGGACATCAACTGGGGCTCACGCGAAGCAAATAATAGTGTTGCTAAGGAAAAATGATATTTTGCTGAAAAAAGGAGTAAAGCCGATGTCATATTATTGTTGCTCATTCACCTATTTCACAGAAAGTAATCCTAGTGTTACTATCGAGGAAGCTGCCAATTTCTGCGATGTTTCGAAGCCTACAATTCGTAACAACATCAAGAAATACGGCATGCACACCTGGAAAGATGACCGTGGCGTAATCCATATTCGGACACTTGATCTCCTGCCTTATTACAGGACTATTCGCGAGAACAAGCTTAAGCAGGCAGAGACGCTGTATAAGAAGGCAAATAATTTGCTGAATAGGCGGCTCAAGTTTTACGATGATATTCGTAGAGAATTCGACGATATGGTTGACGACTGCGATGACTATTCCTATGGTAAGACCGCTGCAACTGTTGAAAAAGCGCGGATCGAGGTGCTTGAGGCGGGGCATATTATGGAAAAGCATTGCAATGAGTATGTTCGTCTTCTCTATGAACTGATCGCGGTGTAATCGCATAAAAATACTTAAAGATTGACGACTTGATATTTTCAGGTCGTCTTTCTTTTTAACTTTGGAGGTATATCAATGAAAATTAGATATGTTGGTAAGGATGGGATTGGAGGTATTTTTAAAAGAGGAGAGGTATATGATGGTTTCATACTCGTAGGGCCTATTTATATTCATGTGACTGTTTACGTCGATGAGAAGCCATATACTTGCTGGCTCAGATCTAGAGAAGCTGCTGAGAAATGTTTTGAGATCGTATGATATTTGAGAGGAGAAACGTTATGACAAACGAAGAGATTATTCAGGAAGTTATTGCAAAGTTGGAATTGGAAATTGAAAGCACCGTAAAACGCATTGACTTGTTATGTGATAAGGCAGAGGATACTGGATATGCCGTGCTCAGAGAAAACAATGTTGTTACCATTAGTGGAAGAAAACCGTGGCAAAATTTTCTATTGCAAGGAGAGTTCGATGAATTGAGAGGAAGGATTAATGGTTTGCGTATCGCTATTATGTATTTGAAAAGGAGTGAATACTAAATGAGTTTTACAATGATGCGATATATTGGGGACGGGGATGTCTTAGAGTATGGTAGAGTCTATAACTGTAGAATAAGTGCATTTAGTGGCGATTCAACAAACTGCAATATTACAGTTGAGGTAAGCGACCCTTCCAAGGATTTGATTGCCGTGCAAATATTATATTCGTCGATTGATAATTATCTTATGGACTGGAAGTCGGTATAGGTATTTTTGGAGGTATTGTTATGAATTACAATGGTAACAGAGGCATCATGTGTAAGTGCGCTGAGTGTGGTAAAAATGTGTTTTTGCGTGAAATAAGCGGTAAATTTATTTATCGGGGCGCTTATGGCAACGAGATGTTTATCCATCCAACCAAGTACGAGGATCTTCCTGCGGGATGGAGTACCGACGATAATGGAGATCCTATTTGTCCGAGATGCGTGGTTAAATCGAAGCATGGAGAGTCGGCGTTAGAAACCATTTGGGCACGACTTGGCGTTACTATTTATGTTACGAAAGCCCAGTATGATACTATCATGGGTGATGACCACGATAAGGCTGAAGCTGAGTTTTTGGCGGCAATAGATGAGGGGCGTTATGAACCGGACGGGAACAGTTATATTCCTGACGACGAAATTGAGTTTGATATTTGAGAGGATAGAGCTATGGAGAAATATTCTTTAAGATTTAGAGTTTGTAATTGGATTTATGGAAATCAACTTAGAGTATGGCTGTATGAAGTCCGTTATTCATTATATAACGTGTCATATTATAATAATATTCATAAATTTCGTAACTCAATTTGGGAATCAAGAGCCTCATTTGACAAGATTCTCTTCAACATCAATTGCGTAACCGATCGGCTACATTATATTATGAAAAGTGAGCATATCATTAATGGAGACTATACTTCGAAACCATTCTCATTGAGATTTCGCATTTGCAATCTAATTTACGGCGACCAGTTGCGTAATGTTTTGGCTGTCGATATGGCAGCTCTGTATGATATCTATCAGCATTTGATTCGACTCCAGTTCAATGAAGATATTCCAGAAATTTATCTTGATAAATTCAGGGAAGTTACCAAAGATATTGTTAATATTATGTACTAAAACAAGGTGGTGATGCTTTGTGCAGTCTGGTGAGCAGCTGAAGTCTCGTAGAATTAGTCTTGGGATGAGTGTTTCGAGAGTTGCGAAGTTGACTTTTTTGACAAGACAAACAATTTACAACATTGAAAATGGACTTGGATCGAAAGCTACGATCAATTATTTGGATCTGTTTTATGGCGAATTTGAGTCAAAATTGCGCAGTTTTCAGAATAAGTGAATTCTAAAATGTAAAATTATTTGACAAAACATAAATCGTACTTTTAGAAAGTGGTTTTCGTTTTTGTAAAACTATTTGACACTTTTTGGTCGATTTTCGTTTTTGTAAAACTATTTGACACTTTTGCGGCTAAATGGCTAAATTATTTTTCAACTACACACGAGAAAAATAAAAATATATAAAAGAATATGCGAAAAAATCTATCCATTTAGCCGCAAGGTTAAATAGGCGGCAAAATTATATTTTTGGAGGGTTAAAAATGTTTGAAGTAAAACGATGCCCTATCTGCGGGAAAGAGCCAAAAATTGTTCGTGATTGGAATTATGAGATTAGTGGGTTTGGCGCTTGGTGTACAATTCAGTGTAAACCCGTTATGCGGAATCCACACCTAAAAATTGAGGAAGGTAAATCCACATGGGGCAGAGCATTGCAATATGCTATTGCGCGTTGGAATCGCTCTGTTGAGGAATGCAAATGATATTTTTGGAGGGTTAAATTAAGATGTCTAAGAAGATCAAAAGGTTGAAGTTGAAAATGGTGACGATCGAGTGTGTCCATTTTCGTATGAGGGTGTGGTCCAATATATGTGGTGTACTAGTGAGAATCTTTTATTTTTGCTCAAGAAATAAAATGTATAAGGCAGGCAGTGTTGTGCGCCGTTTGTATAATAAAGCATTCGCCATGCACGATATTTGCTACAGAAAAACAAAACGTATGCTCGAAGCTGTTTCGAAAGAATGTGACGAATTGGAGGAATGATATTTTGGTGGTTGCGGTGATCATGGTTATCACAGTGGTTGTTATTATTGTGGCCTCGCAAATTTAACAGTTGCCTTTATGAGGAATACTCAAAACTATTTATATTTGGAGGTATTATTATGAAGAGTGAAACGGCTAGGATCATCGATTTGGCGGCCACTTATGTTCAGGTACCGCACGTATTTATTTGTGGGTTTATAGCCGCGGTTGCATTTGCAGTTACCGAGGGCGATAGAAGCATGCCTATATATGCGTGGTTCCCTGCAACAGGAATATGGAAGTCTTATATCGATGTGGATGGCCGCATCAAACATCGTGTGATCCCTTATAAAGAACTATTCAATTGATATTCCCAAATAGGACTTTCTACGGAGAGTCCTATTTTTCGCATTATTTTCAACTACTCTTATGAGAATAAATTCTAGGAGGAGTTTTTATGAAACCTACAATTGGATACTTTATTTACTCGGTTGGTTGTAACGCTATCGTTACGTTCACAATAGCCGTCATTATGGCGCTGTATGTTATATTTGGACATCCAGCATATCTTGACGAGTATTTTAGAGCGTTATGGTATACGGTATCAATCGACACAGTAATATCGTGCTCCGTTGTGATTTGTTTGAAAAACTTAAAGCATTTATAAGGGAAAGGAGAGCTACCTTGATATTTACAGGCAGTTCTCTTTTTTGCAATTGGACCGCTCGCAGATATTTCAATTCCTTTAATGAAACAATATTAAAGGAGGATTTTATTATGTTTCTTTTTGGTATGTTTGTAGGTGTGATTAGTGGTGTCGCGATCATTAAGCTGCACAACTTGATGAATGATATGGATTCACAAGCAAAGCAGTTTGCATCCGATGCAAAGGAAACCTACGCATTTTGGAAGGAGAAAAGAAAAAAGACCGAATAATATTTGTCAAAAGAGAAGCTTTACAAGGGTTTCTCTTTTTTTCAAACTCGCAAAATTTTCATGTCATATAATGAAGAGAAGAATCATTCTCATCAACAAAAATTTTATTATTAAAAGGAGAAATTATTATGTTGAAGAAGATTATTGCTACTATTTTGGTGGTTATTGTTATGGCAAGCATGCTGGTAATTCCGGCAAATGCTATCGCTATGCGTGAAGATGACCGACCCATTGGCGTTATCGGACTCGACCTTTTGATTAAGTTATACGATAAGTATAGAGATTCTGAAGAAGAACCTACTATCGATTACGAAATCACTATGGCGATTGTCGATGGCCATTGGCTCGTTCAAATGGAAGGCAGAGATGCATTTGATGGATATTGTGCAGCAGGTTGCTATGACCATTATCCGACCGAAGAAGACATGAATATTCTTTGGGTTAACAGAGTAACTGAATCTGAATTGGATGAAATTCTTGATGTGTTGAATTAACTCTATAAAGGAAGGTTCGCTGAAATTACAGCGGATCTTCCTTTTTTTGCACTCGCATATTTTTCAAGTCCTATTATGAGTAAAAACGAAAATATAAAACTATGGAGGAATAATTATGAAAATGTTAAGTATTGGATTCGCGTTATCTATTGGATGGCATCTCGGAGATGCTTTGATCGAGTTCTTATATTATATATTTATGGAATCGATAAAGAAAACAAGATGGTATTCAGAGATAATCGGACGAAAAGAAATAGTAAAAGATTATGATTGTGCAAATGTAGTTAAAAACAAAATCGGTTTTGATATCAATTAGGATTATCACGAAGAGAACTTTCTACAGAGAGTTCTCTTTTTACCGATTGATATTTTTAAAGCGTTGACTACCCTCGCAAAATTTACAAGGGGTGTAATAGAGAGGAAGACAATTACGTCTTCTTTATATTTTAGGAGGTATGGAATGAAACGAGAAAATAGCTTTCAAGGTTCGCTGATTAAAGAACTAAAAAAGATATTTCCAGATTGTATTGTTTTGAAGAATGATTCTTCGTACATACAGGGTTTTCCAGACCTCTCGATTTATGTCGGAGATAAATGGGCTTTGCTTGAATGTAAGCGAAGTCGGAATGAGATCCATCAGCCGAACCAGGACTTTTATATTCAGAAAGCCAGTGGTATGAGCTATGGGTCTTTTATTTATCCTGAGAATAAAGACGAAGTCATTGAAGAGCTAAAAGCGTATTTTGCTTAGCTCTTTTTATTTTTGAAAGGAGAACAAAATAATGGCTTTTGTGTTTAATCCTCATAGGAATCTAGTTGGGCAGCATGCGTTGCTTAGTGCAAGCAAGTATCATTGGACAAGATACGATGATGATAAATTTGTCAATTTTTACACTAATGCGATGGCAGCGGCACGAGGTAGTGAACTTCATGATTTCGCTGCTAAAGCTATTAAATTAGGTGTTAAACTGTCGGGCAATTCAACGATTGCTATGTATGTGAATGATGCAATCAGTTTTGGTATGACGCCAGAACAGCCTTTGTATTATTCTGAGAATTGTTTTGGCACTGCTGATGCAATTATATTTAATAAAAACAAACTTCGTATTCATGATTTGAAAACCGGAGAGGGACAAGTGTCAATTATTCAGCTTCGAATTTATGCGGCGCTGTTTTGTTTGGAATACGGAGTCAAACCAGAATCAATTAAGATCGAATTGCGAATTTATCAGTCCGGAGAGAAAGTATGTGAAGAAGCAGATCCGGATGATATCAGAAAAATCATGGATACCATTATTCATTTTGACAAAATGATATTTGATATGAAACGAGGAGTGAACTGATATGCCTTTCTGTGAATTTGATTACAGATACGAAGATTTTGTAGTCAACAATGAAGACTTAGAAGACGAGGTTCTTTCCGATAATGTGTTAGAACATTATGGAACCCCGCGACATTCCGGTAGATATCCGTGGGGATCCGGAGAGAATCCATATCAGCGCACTGGATATTTTAGGCGTGGCTTGAATGAGATGCGAGCAAAAGGCATGTCTGATAAAGATATTATGCAAGCTATGGGCATGTCTTCTACCGAATTTCGTCAAATGAATTCTATCAATAAGGATGCATTGCGAACAGAACAAATTGCCAAAATTAAGAAGATGAAAGAAGAAGGTTTATCAAACGTTGAGATCGGTAAACGTCTGGATCCTCCTCGTGGCGAAAGTTATGTGCGTAATCTGCTTACTGACAATTCTTCGGAAAGATCGAATCTTACTAAGAATACCGCTGATTTCATTAAAAAGCAGATGGAAACCAAAAAGTATCTTGATGTCGGTGAGGCTTCCGAAAGAGAGCTTAGTGATATTTTAGGTTATAAGATCTCTGCCGAACGAAAAGATACTGCTTTGGCGATGCTGCGTCAAGAAGGCTATGATATTGTTGAAATCAGAGTTCAGCAAGCGACGAATAAGAATAACTTCACGACAATGAAGATTCTGGTCCCAGAAGGGACAACGAAAAAAGATATTTATGATAACCTTCAGGACATAAAGACGATCGGTGATTATGAGACCGTATCTCAGATGACCACGCTTGGCCTAAAACCTCCTGTTAGTATCGATCCAAGCCGTATTCAGGTAAGATATCGAGACGAAGGCGGTCTTGAGAAAGACGGGACCATAGAGCTTCGACGTGGTGTTGATGATATTTCTTTGGGTAAAGCGAACTATGCTCAGGTAAGAATTGCCGTTGGTGATAGCCACTATATGAAGGGTATGGCCGTATATTCTGATAACCTTCCTGATGGTGTTGATATTGTATTTAATACAAATAAGACCGCAGATGTTCCAATGATTGGGCCTAAAGACAATACGGTTTTGAAACCGATGAAGAAAACTATTGATGGCGAGATCGATAGAGCAAATCCGTTTGGCGCCACTATTAGTAAGCAGCTTGAATACACAGGTAAAGACGGTAAAGAGCATCAGGGCGTAATGAATATTGTTCGAGAAGAAGGTCAATGGGCTGAATACAGTAAGACTTTGTCGGCTCAGGTTTTGTCAAAGCAGCCGGTTGCTCTGATTAAAAAGCAGTTGAATCAGTCATATGATGAACGGAAGCAGGAGTTCGATACGATTATGTCTTTAACGAATCCTGCGGTTAAAAAGAAGCTTCTTGATACATTTTCAGAAGACTGCGATTCGGCTGCTGTTAATTTGAAGGCTGCTGCATTGCCAAGACAGGCCACACAGGTTCTGCTTCCTCTGACATCTATAAAGTCAACCGAGGTTTATGCGCCTCAGTATCGAGATGGCGAAGAAGTCGTCCTAATCCGATTTCCGCATGCAGGTGTATTTGAAATCCCCAGACTTACGGTCAATAATAGAAACCGTGAAGGCAAGGGATCTATCGGCGCTAAAGCAAAAGATGCAATCGGTATTAGTTCTAAAGTTGCAGAGCAGCTTTCCGGTGCTGATTTTGATGGCGATACCGTTCTTGTCATTCCGGTTAATGATAAAGTAAGGATTCGTTCTGAGAAACCGCTGAAAGAGCTTAAGGATTTTGATCCCAAGATCGAGTACAAAGGTTATCCGGGAATGAAACCGATCAATTCTGCTTACAAACAGAAGCAGATGGGTGTTGTTTCTAATCTTATCACCGACATGACGCTTCGTGGCGCACCAAATGAAGAGATTGCGCGTGCCGTTAAGTATAGCATGTGCATTATCGATGCCGAGAAGCATAACCTGGATTATCGTAAATGCTATCAGGATTGCGATATTGACTCTTTGAAACGAGACTACCAAGGTGGTGGCGGTGTATCTACGCTTATCTCTAGGGCTAAAAGCGAAGTTCGTGTACCAGAAAGAAAGAACTTTAGCATCGATAGAGATACTGATCCTACTACTGGCGAAAGAAGATACAGAGAATCCGGTAGAAGCTTTGTAGACAAGAATGGGGTTAGGTCCTATGCCGAAGAGAAGTCTACCAGAATGGCCGAGACCAATGATGCCAGAACCCTGTTTTCTGACCCCAACGCCCCCACCCAGACCGAGAGAGAGTACGCTAATTATGCAAATAGGATGAAAGCACTAGCTAACACTGCCCGCAAAGAGTATTTAGCTACCCCCTCTGTGCAAGTTAGTAAGACCGCCCAGCAAACTTACGCCCAAGAAGTGGATTCTCTTAAGGCAAAGCTGAACATAGCTCTTAAGAATGCACCTAGGGAGCGTCAAGCACAGATCGTGGCGAATGTGGTGGTTAAGACTAAGAAGGCCGAGAACCCAGACATTGATAAGAAGCAGGAGAAGAAACTTCGTCAGCAGGCCATATCAGCTGCCAGACAACGGTTTGGGGCTAGTAGGCGGGATGTTCAGGTTAATATTACAGATCGAGAATGGGATGCTATCCAGTCAGGCGCAGTTAGCAACAGTTTACTCATGCGTATACTGGCAAATACGGACATGGATGCTGTAAAACAGAGATCTATGCCTCGCGGCGATACAGAGCTCTCTGAAGTAAAACAGAGAAGAATTAGAAATATGGTTGCTGCTGGTCGTACAGCTTCTGAAATTGCAGATGCGGTTGGCGTTTCTTTGTCAACTGTAAACAAATACAGTTAATCGGAGGTGATACTTATGCAAGAAAAGCAATACATGCTTACAACAATTGACAATCCTTGGAATCCGTTTACGCATTTCGATGAATGGTATGCTTATGATGTAAGTCATGGGTATCACTCATGTGCGGTTCTTGATCGATTTGCAAAAACTTCAAATGAATTGTCTGATGCTGACAACTTACTTGAGATTTCAAATGCAATTGATGAGATCTTGAAGGTAGATCCAAGACACATCTTCAAGAAAGTTGAAAACTAAAAGAGCACGACACACTTTGTTGTGTTTATGAAAACACTTTTAGTTTTTGTGTTAATTTTTGACATTTTTATGTTAAATTTTGTGGTTTTTAGCCTACCCTATAAGGGCTTAATGATGATGCTGTGATGACATAGGGAGGGGGTAATATCTTGACACCCCCACCCCTGCATCGCGGCGGTCTGCTCCTCCTTCAAAAGAAGG